TTACCCAGCTTTCTTATGGGGCATACATGGGACACTTTCAGATAGTCTTTTGTTAAGGAGTTCTATCTGTTCGTGATTGTTGTCTTTCATCCATGCTCCGTAAACATTGAATACCATTTGTGCGTTTGTGTGGCCCATCTGGCTTGCGATAAAACTAGGATTAGCTCCTGCGGCAAGTGACCAGCATGCATAAGTATGCCTGGATTGGTACGATTTTCTGTGTCTCAGACCTGCGCGTTTTAAGATACTTGTCCATGACTCCCTGATGGAGTCAACCTTGTAGTGAGGTCCGGACAACTGCTGCTGTTTTGTTACCTGAGGACTAAAAACAAAAGTGCATTTATGCACAGCAGTTCTCCCATATTCCCTCTGCTTCACCTCTACAGAATGTTGCTTTCCAAGCATGGTCATTTCCGCCTGGCTTTTAAGAGCATCAATAGCTGGTTGAACCAGATGAATTGTCCTTCCGGTGCCTGCATCGGTTTTTGGTGGAGTGAATTCGCCAAGTTTTGTATAATTTCTACGGATGGTTATAGTCCTTGCTTTAAGGTCTATATCTTCCCATGCCAGCGATACCAACTCCCCGTGACGAATACCCGTGTATACAGCGAGAATCCACAGGTTTTTTGTTTGTTGATGACGGCAAGCCTCAATAAAACGAATAAATTCGTCACGGGTGAGAGGATCTGGTTTTACCTTGGACTTTTTTAAGGGAGCCAGACCGTTAAATGGGTTTCCTGAGGTATAACCATTATCTGTTGCAAATTGAAACATTCCAGCTATGGTTGTCATATAGTAGTTTACCGTGACCACTGAGCGCCCTTTTATGGAAGAAGTCTTTCCATTAGAAAGCTTTTGGTAACCGGTCAACAAATCTCTCCTTACGAAAAGTAAATCCTCTTTTGTTATGGATGAAACCAGTTTTTTTTCACCTAATATTGGTAACATGTTTTTAATTACTGACTGGTAACGGTTAAGTGCATTCGCACAAATCTCAATTTTCTTAAGGTCCAACCATTTTTCCGAAAGTGCCTTAACGGTTATCTCTCTTTTTCCCAGACCAAAGTGTTTCAGGTTAGGGGAATTAGGGAACTGCGCGGCGTAGTCGAAACTCCCCATTCTGATTGCAAAACAAACGGAAGTGCGAAGTTCACCAGCGATCTTCCGGTTTTTGGCTGTGTCAGGAACACCGAGGTTTTCTCTGACACGTTTGCCATTATAGTGAAACCATATACGGAGTGATCCTCCATGGTTTTCAACGCCTGTCGGGTATGATGCGTTACTCATTAAACCTCCCAGACGTCCAGGAGCATTAACAGGTTAACCGGAACTTGCATTTTTGGCACCTGGTTGTTTCTGGTTTTCGATCCATCGCATAATTTCTTCGATGTTGTACAGGCATTCACTGTAGTGCCCCGGATCACCTTCTACAGCGTAATGGCGGTATTCTTTTCCCTGCATCCATGACTTTCTTCTTGCCCGCTCAATGGTGCCAGGCTTTAGCCCTGTTGATGCAATGAGGACTCTCTCCGTACACCATTTGCTGGGGGTTATCTGATAGATGATTGTCTGCATGCCAACCTCATAAAATTTTCATCCACGGCAGTGGCACCACACGTCAAACATTCGCTTCACAACTTCACGACAGTAGAAACCGTCAACATCTCGCGTCAGATCATAGCGATTGCTGTAACGCTGGTGGACCCATCGTTCAAATGCTTTATTCATTGTTTACTTCCTTTTCATGGCCCGTAATTTTTTCAGATGAGCTTCCTGCTCTGTTTCTGCCAGAATTTGTCGGTATTCTTGGTGATCAATCCGTTCAAACAGTTCATTGAAATCGTTTATTTTTACTGACTGTGTTCGCCCATCCATTCTTCTGTACAACACAGTGTTGTTTATGCAGCGAACAATTTTTATCGGGTAGCCAGCACTATCGGTGTATATCTGCCCGCGTTGAATCAAAGCGAACATGTGGTTATCCCCATCGACAAATCGAGTACACAACAAACGCTACTGCGAATACCATCCCCAGAGTTACGATTGCATCAGGCCAGCTCATTGATTCACCTCCTGCGGCGGTTCTGGCAGCGGCATCCAGTGGGTTACTTTCGATGCCGGTTCTTCCCCATTGTCAGTAACTGCCCACCATTTGTTTCTCGAACAATCGTAATACCCTTCGAAGGTATCGCACTCAGTCCAGCCGTAAGACTTACCCCAACACCAAACATACTGTTTATCGTTCGGCATTCGCTCACTACAGCTTATCCAACCATCCGGAGTTACCGGAAGCGAGAACGGCAGCACATCTCTGTGAACAAGTTTTTGCTGTGACAGGTTATCCAGAACTTTCTGTACTGCTGCATCACCGAATACACCAAGCGCATCTGCCATAACTCCTACAACCTGATAAGCCTCAGCTCATACCGTGGATAAACCATCCGGAATTACCGGATAGTTGCCGGGTTCTTTAATGTGCAAGCGAGGCTCACCATCTTTTGGTTCAGGCCACTGGCGCTCCATGTTGATCTTCAATTTATCTTCCATAGCAGCGGTAATTTCAGCATCGCTGATGCCAGAACGGCGCTGTGCATCCCACAACAGGAAATGCATATCAGCCCACTCGCTGAGATCGTCTGGTTCGGCTGCGGCTTCCAGAGCCTCTTTTGAGAGGTGTTTCAGTGGACCAATGGGGGCCAACGCAGCCAAATGTGGAGTCAGACCATTTGGCATGCTCGTGGCGAATCTGTTCGCGTTCCAGCGATGCCAGTACAATTTTTAATGCGGTAAGCATGTTGTTTTGATCTTCATCGAGTCCGAACGGTATTTCATCCCGTGCTGACTCAATGCTGGTAATCGTGTTCTGTAACCATTCTTTGGTAAGAGTATTCATAACTATTTCACTTTAATCTCAATATTTCGCAGCTTTATCTCTACTGGCAGGTCTGACTTTCCTGTTAATGCTAATGCGAGATTTTCAGGAGTAATGAGAGCAGTTATTGTTTTCCCCATTGCCAGACGAATAATCATTCGTATCTCGCGATCGTCACATGCTCCCGGTCGAACAATTGATATTTGTCCGTTCATCTCACTCTCCTTTGATGCGAGTGCCAGCGACGCGTGGCACATTAACTTCCACGATGCGCACATTTGGTTTGTACATCTCAATCGCTGTCAGCCAGTCAGCGCCAGTCATGCGCTTTTCTGCATCGCCATTAGTCCACTTAACCGGTACACCAATAGCCTTCATCGCGATTTCTATTTCCCCGGCAATGGTGCTTTTTCCGCAACCAGTAAAACCAGATACAACGACCAGAACTTCACCTTTGGCTGGTTTTATTTCCCGCGCTTCCAGTTCTGCTATGCGCTTACTTCCATCCGAGATAACACCTTCGTAATACTCACGCTGCTCGTTGAGTTTTGATTTTGTCTCCTCAAGCTCAACTCTCAGCTTCCCAACCGTAAGCGCAATATCCTCGTTCTCCTGGTCGCGGCGTTTGATGTATTGCTGGTTTCTTTCCCGTTCATCCAGTAGCGCCAGTACGGTAGCTGGGTTAGCATCTGCTATAAATTCAGCGTTTGCATAAGCCTGAGCATCTGATTCAATCAGGCAGTTAACATGACATTCGGCAATCACGCCACCGGGTTCTCCTTTCCATTTTTGACAAACAAAAACTCCTGTTAAATTGCCGTGCTGGTTAACAGATGTATGCCCTACGATGTAGCTTCCTTTAGTTGCTTTCTCTGCCTTTTCACGCAGTTCCTGATAGTTAATTTCGCTCACTTCGAACCTCTCTGTTTACTGATAAGCTCCAGATCCTCCTGGCAACTTGCACAAGTCCGACAACCCTGAACGGCCAGGCGTCTTCGCTCATCTATGGGATCGCCACACTCACAACAATGAGTGGCAGATATAGCCTGGTGGTTCAGGCGGCGCATTTTTATTGCTGTGTTGCGCTGTAATTCTTCAATTTCTGATGCTGAATCAATGAGGTCTGCCATCTTCCATTAATCCCTGAATTGTTGGTTAATACGCTTGAGGGTGAATGCGAATAATAAAAAAGGAGCCTGTAGCTCCCTGATGATTTTGCTTTTCATGTTCACCGTTCCTTAAAGACGCCGTTTAACATACCGATTGCCAGACTTAAGTGAGTCGGTGTGAATCCCATCAGCGTTACCGTTTCGCGGTGCTTCTTCAGTACGCTACGGCAAATGTCATCGACGTTTTTATCCGGAAACTGCTGTCTGGCTTTTTTGATTTCAGAATTAGCCTGACGGGCAATGCTGCGAAGGGCGTTATTATGTTCTATTGTCATATTGGCCTCACACTTCGAATGCCAGTTGAGGGGTAAAGACGTCCCGTTCAGCGTTGTAATTAAGTGAACTGGCACTGTTGAATGATTCAATGCGTTCCACAAGAACTTGCGTACGGGTTTCTTTACTTGCGGGAGCATATGGCGAACCTACCCAGGATTTGTCGATGCCTATATTTCTTGCGACGTTCGTGCTGTCTGCAGACGAAAGCGGTACATGAGTAAAAATGTCTTTATTTAACATCCGTAACCCATGAATCTTGGTGATTGGGTAGTCGTACTGATCTACAACATGACGTATAAGATCGCGTAGTTTAGCCCGACACGCTCTCGGTCGTTTTGCATCGTATTCCCCCATCGAGCCGATGCAGACGCGGGGAAACTCATGGCACAGACGAATAAATCGCTCATCTGGTTCGTTCATGTGCCACACCGGAGCACCAATAAATTTACCGTGAGGCCATGCCGCAATCAGGGCGTCATTCTCTTCACTGGTTCCGCCGATAACATCCGGGATAACCGCGAATGAGAAACGAGGGTGATTACCCCAGCGTTCAACAAATCTGTAATATTCATTCCAGTCTATGGCCTTGTTTTTTGTCCAGAATGTGAATGCACCATTATCAAGAGCAAATGATTGGGTGACTTCGGAAGCCAGATCAATCTGAGCTGGATTAGCAAAACTGATGAATGCGTGTCTGCCTTTCCAGGCTTTCAACGCACAGGTATCGGGAGTTATTGGACCACCGTGAAAATGAATCATACACTCTCCCGTTTATTATTTATCTCCTCAGCCAGCCGCTGTGCTTTCAGCGGATTTCGGATAACAGAAAGGCCGGGAAATACCCAGCCTCGCTTTGTAACGGAGTAGACGAAAGTGATCGCGCCTACCCGGATATTATCGTGAGGATGCTTCATTGCCATTGCTCCCCATATACAAAACCAATTTCAGCCAGTGCCTCGTCCATTTTTTCGATGAACTCCGGCACCATCTCGTCAAAATTCGCCATGTACTTTTCATTCCGCTCAATCACGACATAATGCAGGCCTTCACGCTTCATACGCGGGTCATAGTTGGCAAAGTACCAGGCATCTTTTCGCGTCACCCACATGCTGTACTGCACCTGGGCCATGTAAGCCGACTTTATGGCCTCGAAACCACCGAGCCGGAACTTCATGAAATCCCTGGAGGTAAACGGGCATTTCAGCTCAAGGCCATTGCCGTCACTGCATAAACCATCGGGAGAGCAGGCTGTGCGCATACTTTCGTCGCGATAGATGATCGGGGATTCAGTAACATTCACGCCGGAAGTGAATTCAAACAGGGTTCTGGCGTCGTTCTCGTACTGTTTTCCCCAGGCCAGCGCCTTAGCATTAACTTCCGGAGCCACACCGGTGCAAACCTCAGCCAGCAGGGTGTGGAAGTAGGACATTTTCATGTCAGGCCACTTCTTTCCTGAGCGGGGCTTTGCTATCACGTTGTGAACTTCTGAAGCGGTGATGACGCCGAGCCGTAATTTGTGCCATGCATCATCCCCCTGTTCGACAGCTCTCACGTCGATCCCGGTACGCTGCAGGATAATGTCCGGTGTCATGCTGCCACCTTCTGCTCAGTGGCTTTCTGTTTCAGGAATCCAAGAGCTTTCACTGCTTCGGCCTGTGTCAGTTCTGACGATGCGCGAATGTCGCGGCGAAATATCTGGGAACAGAGCGGCAATAAGTCGTCATCCCATGTTTTATCCAGGGCGATCAGCAGAGTGTTAATCTCCTGCATGGTTTCATCGTTAACCGGAGTGATGTCGCGTTCTGGCTGACGTTCTGCAGTGTATGCAGTATTTTCGACAATGCGCTCGGCTTCATCCTTGTCATAGATACCAGCAAATCCGAAGGCCAGACGGGCACACTGAATCATGGCTTTATGCCGTAACATCCGTTTGGGATGCGACTGCCACGGTCCGGTGATTTCTCTGCCTTCGCGGGTTTTGAATGGTTCGCGGCGGCATTCATCCATCCATTCGGTAACGCAGATCGGATGATTACGGTCCTTGCGGTAAATCCGGCATGTACAGGATTCATTGTCCTGCTCAAAGTCCATGCCATCAAACTGCTGGTTTTCATTGATGATGCGGGACCAGCCATCAACGCCCACCACCGGAACGATGCCGTTCTGCTTATCAGGGAAGGCGTAAATTTCTTTCGTCCACGGATTAAGGCCGTACTGGTTGGCGACGATCAACAATGCGATGAACTGCGCATCGCTGGCATCGCCTTTAAATGCCGTCTGGCGAAGAGTGGTGATCAGTTCCTGTGGGTCGACAGAATCCATGCCGACACGTTCAGCCAGCTTCCCTGCCAGCGTTGCGAGTGCTGTACTCATCCGTTTTATACCTCTGAATCAATATCAACCTGATGGTGAGCAATGGTTTCAACCATGTACCGGATGTGTTCTGCCATGCGCTCCTGAAACTCAACATCGTCATCAAACGCACGGATAATGGCTTTTTTGCTGGCCCCGTGGCGTTGCAAATGATCGATGCATAGCGATTCAAACAGGTGCTGGGGCAGGCCTTTTTCCATGTCGTCTGCCAGTTCTGCCTCTTTCTCTTCACGGGCGATCTGCTGGTAGTGACGCGCCCAGCTCTGAGCCTCAAGACGATCCTGAATGTAATAAGCGTTCATGGCTGAACTCCTGAAATAGCTGTGAAAATATCGCCCGCGAAATGCCGGGCTGATTAGGAAAACAGGAAAGGGGTTAGTGAATGCTTTTGCTTGATCTCAGTTTCAGTATTAATATCCATTTTTTATAAGCGTCGACGGCTTCACGAAACATCTTTTCATCACCAATAAAAGTGGCGATAGTGAATTTAGTCTGGATAGCCATAAGTGTTTTATCCATTTTTGGGAACTCCTGGCTGATTAAGTATGTCGATAAGGCGTTTCCATCCGTCACGTAATTTACGGGTGATTCGTTCAAGTAAAGATTCGGAAGGGCAGCCAGCAACAGGCCACCCTGCAATGGCATATTGCATGGTGTGCTCCTTATTTATTTACACATAACGAAAACGCCTCTAGTGAAGCGTTATTGGTATGCATATAAAAAAGCCCTCACATTGGAGGGCAAAGAAGATTTCCAATAATCAGAACAAGTCGGCTCCTGTTTAGTTACGAGCGACATTGCTCCGTGTATTCACTCGTTGGAATGAATACACAGTGCAGTGTTTATTCTGTTGTTTATGCCAAAAATAAAGGCCGATTATGCGGCCTCGGAAGGAAGTCCAATCATCTTATTCAAATCTTCTACCCGTAAAGCAGGAAGTGCTGCACTTGCTTTATCTGCTTCTTTTGGTAGCAACTCTTTGCTTTCAGGCCAAACTTCAATAAGTCGCTTAACTGTTGTGACTGAGTTCAAAGCAGCCCATACGTTTGATTCTATATCCTTTTTCCTGGCTTCAAGTTTTTGTTGCAATGCGCAGATTTCATCAAACCTTTTTGTTATTTTGTGTTCTGCGTCAAACATGCACTTATCTTTGTCGGGGGTAGGGAGCAATATATCTTCACCGTTGCCGTCTTTTCCGTATGAATGCCAGCCAACCCTTCTTCCAGATACAGTCAGATAAATCGAACATGAACTGACATCGCATGAGTAAAATGAACATCCCAGCTTTTGAAGTTCCTCACTTGCAGCCATTAACTTTGATGCCAGCTGGTCCACTTCTTCGGTTTTCTTTTTCCCGCCAAACGCAATAACTCTGGCGTCAAGTGCAAGCTGGTTCTTTAACTTTGTTACTTCTTCAAGTTCAGTGAACACCCCGGACTTAATTAAAGCGTTACGAGCGATTTCCTCTTTCATTCTCGTAGTTAAGCGGATTGATGACATATTAATTCCTCTCAAATAAGTGGTTTGCTGCCTAATTTCATTTTCTGGCGACCAACACAAGTCATCTTGCTGTCAGTTGTTTGGATTTACGGTAGCCTGCAGCGTAAATGGCTACGTTTGGAAGACAAGTTGAACCTTCATATTTTCTGGTCAACGTTGTCAGAGTTATAACTTCTGCTCTCATTGCTGGTTTGCGCTTGCATTGCAAGACCACTCGTGAAGGGGTTGGCCTGTGTAGCTTGTCGGAGCTAATCGACTCCTGACTTTGCAGGTTTGCGCGACGAGCTCTACGGCGAGAAGCTGCGGTGCCTTTAAATTCTGTTTTTCTGGACATAGATTCCTCCCGAATAAACTTTGGCGATGCAATCTCGAAGCTCCTCCTGAGACGGTTGCTTCGGCATTGCATCCCACAGCTTATGTGGTTGGGTGATCTGGCTTTTCAGCCACGTAGTCGAGTGTTCGACGTTGTTTAAAGAGCCTGCCAATCTTTTCCGTTTGGCTACCAGCGTCCTGCTGATGGAAATAATAGTCACATATTGTGATTTAATGGTCAATCACAAAATGTGTAAAATAAGGGTGTGACACGTTATGTGTATGATTTTTTTGTGTAAATAGTTTTCCCCGCGATGGGTTTGCTTACTTAAGGCGGGGGAAACAGCAGGATGGTGTGCTGAAAAGTTCGAAAAACGAGCGAAGTAGGTGGTGACGAGATGGCGGGATATGGGAGTTGTATTAAGAATTATAGTAATTTAATCAGAGGCTTGGGCTGGCTGGCAGGTGCTGTCCTGATAGTTATGTGCAGGCAACAAAAAACCCGGCGCTGAGGCCGGGTTAATGCGTTAATGCTGGGGAGTGATTTTTTTGTTGTCTGTTGGCTGGGTATTTTGTGGCGGCGCTTGCAAAGTGGAAGGCTGTTGCAAAGGTGCGTGGTCTGACTTTAAAGCTGATACCAGCCCGGGAATCGCAACTATTACAGCGATAATGACACTAAAAATGGCTAATCGTATAGAAATACCCGACTGAACACCACTAATTGCGGTATTAACCCCTGTTATTTGTCCTTGAATTCCTTCGAATCTCCCATTAATTGCTTTTATATCGCCAGCAGCGCTATCCATCTTTCCATCGATCTTGGACGATAGAGAGCTTATGGCTGCATTAAGTGATGCAAATTGGACATTAACGCTTTCACGAGATAGAGCCATGTCAGTCCTAATGGAAGAAGCAATAGACTCCATCTCTGCTTTATTAGCAGCTAAGCGAGCATCAAGTTCCTCTCTGCTGATCGTTCCCACTTCTTCCTCCGTTTGTGGCGGTTTTATGTAATTATTTTGCACCTTGGTGGGAGAATTATCAAATTCAGCCTCAAAATCGGAACCGCCAACAACCTTCAACCTCCGGCTTTCAGATATGTTGGTGTCTTGCTTTCCATGATTATTTAAATTACTGTCGTCACTCATAATAGCTCTACGGTGAAAAATGATTCATTTTTATGAAGTTCATTTTTAGGGTCTTCATTATCTTGCAATATCCCTATAACACTATACAGCCCTTTAGCTGGGACCCTAATTTCTTTCAATGTTACTATTACCTGTCCGCCAACCCCTGTTTCAAAATGGCTATCTTTCGTATCGATGAAAAGTGAAACTGATTCCGAAGAGCCGTCAGGGAATTGAATTTCCTCACCTTTTTTTATAATTAGGTGCGCGGGGATTACCATAATACCCAAATTATATCTTGAATTTGGTTTCAACCCGATCATACCAACCCTGAAATCAATCGATAGCCGCGCAGGAAATTCATTGCATGTAAAATTAAGCGTCGGTTGGTTGGGTTCTTCGCTGCTATCAAATGGGGTTATAAAAGATATTCTTTCTAAATTAAGTGCCATAAATTCTCCTGCATCGCTGTATGCTCTACGAGCATCTCTGCGACCATCCATCATCCAAACGTCTCTTCAGGCCACTGAGCCTTAACTACCTTGCCTATGATGCGGCATGTGTGATCGCAGTCCAGGGTTCTGTATGCCGGATTCAATGGAACCAAGTAACTAACCCCTGCATCCTTCTCATACTTCTTGAACGTTGCCTCTGAATCACCATTTGCAGAAGCCACGCAGAAATCCCCAGACTCTACCGGCTCGGCCGGATCAACGAGTATCAGCATACCCTCAGGAAAACTCGGCCTTACGCCCTGTGGCGCAGTCATAGAATGGCCTTTCACCTCAAGCCAGAAAGCTTTTTCGCTGGCTTTTGTGGTCGTTGGGACCCATGCCTTTGCATCGCTTGCTGTGTAGCTTCCAACCTCCGAAAACGGCCCGGCCTGCACTGAAGAAAATAACGGGTACTCATATTGGCGAAATACAGCGTCTGAATCCTCGCCAAACATTATTTTTGCCGGAGATACGCCGAGTGCCGCCCCAAGAACCAGCGCGTCATCCGCGCTAACCTTTCTTGTTCCTAACTCGTAGTTCCCCAGGCGTGAAGGCGCAGCCCAGCCGCAAAGCTTGGCCAATTGAGCCTGGCTAAGTCCTTTAGCTTCTCTAAGGGACTTGATCCTTTCCCCGATAATTTCATGCATCGTTTTCATCCTTTAAATGTAACACGCAACGTGATTGAACTCTGTACACGAATTGAGGTTGACTGTTAATCACAAATTGTGTGTAATGGGTGTGTGATTAATACTAGGGAGACCGCAATGAACAAAATTGCCCAGCAGCGAAAAAAAATCGGAGTTTCGCAAGCTGTACTGGCTTCGGCAATTGGTTGGGGGCAATCCCGCATCGCCAACTATGAGCTGAATATCCGTACTCCTAGACTTAACGATTGCCGAAAGATCGTAGAAGGCCTCAGGAAGTTAGGGTGCCAATGTTCTTTGGATGATGTTTTCCCTCCATCCAGTAACAAAGCCGCCTAAGCAGTACCCGCTCTTTGTAACAACGGACATTCGTCCTACGTCGCTGAAAAGCGAGTCCCAAGATATCTGACCAACTAAGGCCATATGCGTTTCCACGCATACCTTTCAACTAACTATTCACTATTGGAAATCTTAAGAAATGGAACAAACAAGTTACAGCAAACTATCACAGCGCGACGTTGATCGCGCAGAAACAGATTTACTTATCAACCTGTCAACGCTTACCCAGCGCGGTCTGGCAAAGATGATTGGCTGTCATGAATCGAAGATAAGCAGAACGGACTGGAGATTTATTGCTTCGGTCTTGTGTGCTTTCGGAATGGCATCAGACATCAGTCCGATTAGCAGGGCTTTTAAGTATGCGCTTGATGAACTCACCAATAAAAAACGCCCGGTGTGCAAGACCGAGCGTTCTGAACAAATCCAGATGGAATTCTGAGGTCATTACTGGATCTATCAACAGGAGTCATTATGACAAATACAGCAAAAATACTCAACTTCGGCAGAAGTAACTTTGCCGGACAGGAGCGTAATGTGGCAGATCTCGATGATGGTTACGCCAGACTATCAAATATGCTGATTGAGGCTTATTCAGGCGCAGATCTGACCAAGCGACAGTTTAAAGTGCTGCTTGCCATTCTGCGTAAAACCTATGGGTGGAATAAACCAATGGACAGAATCACCGATTCTCAACTTAGCGAGATTACAAAGTTACCTGTCAAACGGTGCAATGAAGCCAAGTTAGAACTCGTCAGAATGAATATTATCAAGCAGCAAGGCGGCATGTTTGGACCAAATAAAAACATCTCAGAATGGTGCATCCCTCAAAACGAGGGAGGTTCCCCTAAAATGAGGGACATCCCTCAAAACGAGGGAACCCCCCCTAAAACGAGGGATAAAACATCCCTCAAATTAGGGGATTGCTATCCCTCAAAACAGGGGGACACAAAAGACACTATTACAAAAGAAAAAAGAAAAGATTATTCGTCCGAGAATTCTGGCGAATCCTCTGACCAGCCAGAAAACGATCTTTCTGTGGTTAAACCGGATGCTGCAATTCAGAGCGGCAGCAAGTGGGGAACAGCAGAAGACCTGACCGCCGCAGAGTGGATGTTTGACATGGTGAAGACCATCGCACCATCAGCCAGAAAACCGAATTTTGCAGGGTGGGCTAACGATATCCGCCTGATGCGTGAACGTGACGGACGTAACCACCGCGACATGTGCGTGCTGTTCCGCTGGGCATGCCAGGACAACTTCTGGTCCGGTAACGTGCTAAGTCCGGCCAAACTCCGCGACAAGTGGACCCAGCTCGAAATCAACCGTAACAAGCAACAGGCAGGCGTGACAGCCAGCAAACCAAAACTCGACCTGACAAACACTGACTGGATTTACGGGGTGGATTTATGAAAAACATCGCCGCACAGATGGTTAACTTTGACCGTGAGCAGATGCGTCGGATCGCCAACAACATGCCGGAACAGTACGACGAAAAGCCGCAGGTACAACAGGTAGCGCAGATCATCAACGGTGTGTTCAGCCAGTTACTGGCAACTTTCCCGGCGAGTCTGGCTAACCGGGACCAGAACGAACTGAATGAAATCCGCCGCCAGTGGGTTCTGGCTTTCCGGGAAAACGGGATCACCTCGATGGAACAGGTTAACGCAGGAATGCGCGTAGCCCGTCGGCAGAATCGACCATTTCTTCCATCACCCGGGCAGTTTGTTGCATGGTGCCGGGAAGAAGCATCCGTTATCGCCGGACTGCCAAACGTCAGCGAGCTAGTTGATATGGTTTACGAGTATTGCCGGAAGCGAGGCCTGTATCCGGATGCAGAGTCTTATCCGTGGAAATCAAACGCGCACTACTGGCTGGTTACCAACCTGTATCAGAACATGCGGGCCAATGCGCTTACTGATGCGGAATTACGCCGTAAGGCCGCAGATGAGCTTGTCCATATGACTGCGAGAATTAACCGTGGTGAGACGATACCTGAACCAGTAAAACAACTTCCTGTCATGGGCGGCAGACCTCTAAATCGAGCACAGGCTCTGGCGAAGATCGCAGAAATTAAAGCTAAGTTCGGACTGAAAGGAGCAAGTATATGACGGGCAAAGAGGCAATTATTCATTACCTCGGGGCGCATAAGAACTTCTGTGCACAGGACGTTTCCGCGGTAACAGGCGCAACCGTAACCAGTATAAATCAGGCTGCGGCTAAAATGGCGCGGGCAGGAATCCTTGTCATTGATGGTAAGGTCTGGCGAACGGTGTATTACCGGTTTGCTACCAGGGAAGAACGGGAAGGAAAGGTGAGCACGAACCTGATTTTTAAGGAGTGTCGCCAGAGTGCAGTGATGAAACGGGTATTGGCGGTATATGGAGTTAAAAGATGACCATCTACATCACTGAGCTTGTAACAGGCCTGCTGGTAATCGCAGGCCTTTTTATTTGGGGAAGAGTAATTGGAGGCTTTAAGAAATGAGTACGATAGCTGAGCTTGTCAGGGCTAATTTTCGTGAAGAGTTGGTGCGTTGGTATCGGTATCGTTCATCGTCCAGTTTGCCGCTTGATGAGTTGTATGAGCATTCACCTGCCGCACGACGCTATCCGCGTGACCGTGTTCTTCGACGGTTGTTCAAACTCAACAATGAGTTTCAGCGCAACAGAATTATCCGGAGTCTGGATTTAAAGTGAAGGAGTGAGCATGAGCGACCTATCATTAACCCAGCCAAAGCTAAAAGAATGTCCGTTTTGCGGCGGTAATGCTCGTCTGTGGGTTGAGGCCGGAATAAATATTGATGTGTGGGGCTATGCAGAATGTGACCTCTGTGAAGCCAGGGGGGCATGGGCACCATCAGTTGCTGCGGCGGCTGAAAAATGGAACCGGAGAGCAGGAGATGAAGCAAACCTTTCTGCTTCGCAACGAAGCAATCAGAAATAACGCCATAGACGCCATTCTCTCACTACCCATCGACGACAAGTCACCCCACGAAGTCCACGTTAAAGAACCCAAGCGCAGCAAAGCGCAGAATGACCGTATGTGGCCGATGCTGAACGATGTTTCGCGTCAGGTGCTATGGCATGGTCAACGGCTGGCGCCGGAAGACTGGAAAGACCTGTTCACTGCCCTGTGGCTTAAGACCAAAAAACTGGAGCAACGAAGTGTGCCTGGTATCGACGGTGGCGTTGTCATGCTTGGTGTGCGTACCAGCAAAATGCGAAAGGCCAACATGACTGAGCTTATCGAAATCATGTTCTGGTTCGGCTCAGAGCGCAACGTGCGGTGGAGTGATGACTCCTGGCGAGAGTATGAATGGTCACAACGAAAAGGGAAGGCTGCATGACTATCAAATCAAATACGCCAGCACACGACAAGGACTGCTGGCAAACGCCGCTTTGGCTTTTTGATGCACTGGATATTGAGTTTGGATTCTGGCTGGATTCGGCAGCGAGCGACAAAAATGCTCTGTGTGCTCACTGGCTAACTGAGGCCGACGACGCGCTCAATTCTGAGTGGGTAAGCCACGGTGCAATCTGGAATAACCCACCGTACAGCAATATCAGGCCGTGGGTGGAAAAAGCCGCTGAGCAGTGCATACAACAACGACAGACGGTAGTGATGCTTGTGCCAGAGGATATGTCTGTCGGATGGTTCAGTAAGGCTCTGGAGAGTGTTGACGAAGTTCGCATCATCACTGATGGACGGATTAATTTTATCGAACCATCGACAGGGCTGGAGAAGAAGGGAAACAGCAAAGGTTCCATGCTGCTGATTTGGCGACCGTTCATCAGTCCTCGACGGATGTTTACTACCGTATCCAAAGCGGCATTGATGGCGATCGGGCAGGGCGTCAGGAGGGCGGCATGAGGCGACAGCGACGAAGTATCACCGACATCATCTGCGAAAACTGCAAATACCTTCCAACGAAACGCTCCAGAAATAAACCCAGGCCAATCCCAAAAGAATCTGACGTTAAAACCTTCAATTACACGGCTCACCTGTGGGATATCCGGTGGCTAAGACATCGTGCGAGGAAAACAAGGTGATTGACGTGATGATTTATTCGGGGCTATATTCCTCACGCGCCAGCAAAATCTGGCGTCGGGATTTGCACCCCGGATATTCAACCGCGACAGACACACGCCGCGAGCGTGTTTTTTGTTGTCGTAAGCACACGCACATCTGAATTATGGTGGGGCGTATGGGGGAGCCGAAAGGCTCGCCGGTTGGTTGATCCGGTAGTGCAAACCCTGTACGTCTCACCACCCAAAGATTTGCACCTGACGGTGGTGATAGTTAAATTCATCAACCAGAGGGCGTTGTCATGGCGACTCAAATTTCCGTTGAAACTCTTTCCCCAATTGCCTACAACCAGATCCCCGTAATTACTACAGAATTATTGGCGCAATTGTATGGCACTGAAACAGTCAATATAAAAATGAATTTTTCCCGTAACTCTGCGCGATTTGTACAGGGAAAACATTTCTTTAAGTTGGAAGGGAATGAACTACGTGAGTTCAAGCACAGACTATCTTTAAGCGAGTCTGTTAGCCGCGAGGTAACAGAAAGTTACTCTGTGAAAATCGCCCGCAATGTTCGCTCCCTCATCCTCTGGACAGAACGAGGCGCAGCCCGTCACGCAAAAATGCTCGAAACTGATCAGGCGTGGGAAGTGTTCGAAAAACTGGAAGACTGCTATTTCAGCCAGTGCGAGAAAAATACTGGCAAACAAGAGAAGAAGCTCAACGGACTTTCCGCAAAAGAAGCAAACAGCCTTGTATGGCTATGGGATTATGCCAACCGCTCACAGGCATTGTTCCGTGAGTTGTATCCCGCATTAAAACTGATTCAGTCTGGCTATTCCGGCATATGCCACGACTACGGCTATGAGTTCTCGTATACCATCGGGAGGGCGAGGGGCGTTTTAATTAATCACACGCGGGATATAGATATTTATGAGCCTGACGGGCCGACGAACCTTCTGGCATGGGAAAGGCTTAAGAACAAAGAGTTGCCGCCTTCACTGCATCGCTACTGACAATTGACAACTTAACAAACCCAGCTTCGGCTGGGTTTTTTATTGCTGAATTTTCAATATGAGAGGACATGACAATGAATGAGCTGATAAATAGCAGCATCATCAAAATGACCAGCATTGAAATCGCTGAGTTGGTGGGGAGTCGTCCAGATAACGTAAAAATATCAATAGAGCGCCTGGCTAAATCTGGAGTTATTCAACTTCCTGCATTGCAGGTTTTCGAAAAAATCAATAACTTAGGACTGCGCCGTAGTGTCGAGGCTTACGTCTTCGAAGGCGAACAAGGTAAGCGAGACAGCATTATTGTCGTCGCCCAATTGTCGCCGGAATTCACCGCTCGTCTTGTTGACCGTTGGCGAGAGCTTGAAGAAACTGCGGTTAATATCCCCAAAACGCTACCAGAAGCGTTGCGCCTTGCTGCTGATCTTGCTGAGCAGAAAATGCAACTGGAAAACCAGCTCGCAATTGCCGCACCTAAAGTTGAGTTTGCCGATCGAGTTGGCGAGGCCAGCGGAATTTTGATTGGAAACTATGCAAAGGTTGTTGGAATTGGTCCAAACAAACTGTTTGCGTGGATGCGCGATCACAAAATCCTTATTGCTTCAGGTGCCCGGCGCAATGTGCCAATGCAGGAATATATGGAGCGCGGCTATTTCACAGTGAAAGAAACAGCGGTCAACACAAATCACGGAATACAGATATCGTTCACCACAAAAATCACCGGGCGTGGTCAACAGTGGCTGACCAGAAAGCTGCTCGATAACGGAATGCTGAAAGTAACAGGGGAGGCTGCTTAATGGCTAAACCAGCGCGAAGGAAATGCAAAATATGCAAAGAATGGTTTCACCCGGCATTCTCAAATCAGTGGTGGTGCTGCCCGGAACACGGAACTCAATTAGCACTCGAACGACGAAGTAAAGAACGCGAAAAAGCGGAAAAAGCAGCAGAGAAGAAACGACGACGAGAGGAGCAGAAACAGAAAGATAAACTGAAGATTCGAAAACTCGCCTTAAAGCCCCGCAGTTACTGGATTAAACAAGCCCAACAAGCCGTAAACGCCTTCATCAGAGAAAGAGACCGCGACTTACCATGTATCTCGTGCGGAACGCTCACGTCTGCTCAGTGGGATGCCGGACATTACCGGACAACTGCTGCGGCACCTCAACTCCGATTTGATGAACGCAATATTCACAAGCAATGCGTGGTGTGCAACCAGCACAAAAGCGGAAATCTCGTTCCGTATCGCGTCGAACTGATTAGCCGCATCGGGCAGGAAGCAGTAGATGAAATCGAATCAAACCATAACCGCCATCGCTGGACTGTCGAAGAGTGCAGGGCCATCAAGGCAGAGTACCAACAGAAACTCAAAGACCTGCGAAACAGCAGAAGTGAGGCCGCATGACGCTCTCAGTAAAAACCATTCCAGATAACAAGGGAGAAGTCGCATGGGCATAAGAGAACTAAACCTCACCAAAGAACAGCACGATTGGCTGAATGGCTGGCTTGAACTGTGGGGCGCATGGGGTTATTCAGGTCGTCTGGAAAAGCGCATGAGCAGCGTAATAGCGAAGTTCATGGAGAGCGTAGAGCCGGGAAGAGTTATGACAAGACCAATGTGTAATGATGATGATGGAATGTTGATTTCTCAGGTCGTCGATTCCGTCATGTACATTGACAAGAAAGCCTTTGGCATCCTCCTCAGCTACTACGCTCATGGTTCATCTAAGAGAGCAATTGCATCCTACTATCACGCGACTGCAAAGCCACGCAAGATGTGTGGACGCGGTGGCGAGGGATGGAGAAAACCTTCACTGGCAACCTGTAGAAACGAAATTGACGATATCCTGAAAGCGTCATTATTTGTTTTGTACCAACCAATGCAAAATGCTTTCAAAATGCGTAAACGTGTTGAGAAAGTTAAGCATGTTGCTGTTAAAAGCCTTGACATGCAATTAGCCATTTAGCCATAATTAGAGGGTAAGCTGCCGTTAGTGACTCTTAAGTTGCAACGGTGGCTTTTTTTATTTGGGTCAGTCGTATAAAGGTCATTACGGAAGGCTGTTAACCTTCTTATCGTGGTTCGATTCCCGCTACCCGCTCCAGATTTATTATCAGGCTCGCTTCGGCGGGCTTTTTTTGTATCTGCGCCACGCCCGGCGCATATCAACCACAGAGCCTTTCGGGGGTGAGCTTACGGAGTGGTCAGTGTGACTTTCTCTGTGGGCAGATCGCTCCCGGGCGTTGGCTCACCCACCCAAAGGAACGTCACGATGTTTGGTATTTTTGGTAAAAAAGCCCGCCGAGCGGCAGTGGAAATTAAAAAGTTTGAGAAACGTGATCTGGCACAGGCGGTTATTAATGCTGCCTATCTGGTGGCCTATGCAGATGGTGAATGTGAGGCTTCAGAGAAAGCGAAGATCGAGCAGGTCTTGCGTAACCAGCCTGCGTTGTCCGCGTTTACGTCAGAAATTAATGCGATTAGCGCAACCATTATCGGTCAGCTGGATACGAACTTTAAAATTGGTCGTCGAGCGGCGTTACGTGAGATCGAGGATGTGAAACACGATACGCGTGAAGCGGAAGACGTGCTGGATGTGGCGGTGGCCATTGCCGAAGCAGACGGCGAAATAGAGCCGGAAGAGCGCAAGGTGCTGGAAGAGATTGCCGGTGTCCTGGGCCTTCGTCTGGAGAATCATCTGTGACGGTAAAAATGCGTCTGGCTGTGGTTGCGCTCCTGCTGTTTCTGGTGGTGATGGTGGACTTCAGCAGCCGGATAATGTCAGTGCTGGCTGACGGTGTGCTGGTGGCGGGTGTGGTGGTTGTTGCTTTCCCGTTGCTGAAAAAGAAAGCATCAGGCGATTAGCAGGGTATCAGTTACCCGTTGAAATTTTTAAATGCCTCACAATTCAGGCGGTTGACTGTTGTCTGGTTTGCGGGGAGTTTGTTAAAAGAAACTGGCATGGTGAATCCCCCTGTGCGGAGGGGCAATCAGCAACTGGTGTTTTGTCACCGACCCTTATCCTTTCTGTGCGGGTTCAGGTGCTGATACTGAACTCACCGGGAGGCACCCGGCACCATGCAATGGCACATAGCGCCACTCTCCAGCCCCTCTCCGGAGGGGCTGTTTATATTGATTTTGTCAGATGTGAGTAAACTCCTTATGGACTTTGTTGTTTTAGTCCATAAGGACATATTTGCAGAGTGCAACGGTTATTAAAGCATTCATTCAATACGTTATCTGTATTTGTAGGGCATTCCTGGCTGTTTTTGATTAAATTCCAGAATTTTTTATTGAATGGTACTACGTTGTAAATGGTTACAGGTAGCACTTTGTTATTGAGCATGATACCTGTGTGAGTCAGTGTAAATATACTTTCAGGAGGTAAGAAAGCATCCGATTGATACCAGATTATTAATTTTATTTTACTCCATATGACTGAAAAAGATATTCCGCATGATGGCTGGATAACTGTATCAATCACAATCCACTTCATTTAGTTTCCTTGTTTATGTCTTGCTGGTGATGTTCTGAAAAGTATAAATGATATTTTTGAATGTAAACCATAGAGCAGAATTATTTTTCTGATGTTGTTTATTGTTTATTTAAATGCAGGGTGGTTTATATCTCGTCTTGTAGTTTACCCATGCATATCTGCTTGATGATGAGGTTTTTATTTAAGGTATGGTTTTGTGTTTTTTCTGTATTACATGTCAGGTATTTTAAAGAATTATTTTTCAGATGGTGGAAAGAACCATGGCATTTAAACACTATGATGTTGTCAGGGCGGCATCGCCGTCAGACCTTGCGGAGCGACTGACTCAAAAACTGAAGGAGGGGTGGCAGCCATTTGGCAGTCCGGTGGCCATCACGCCCTATACCCTGATGCAGGCCATTGCGGCGGAAGGTGATGTCACCACACCGGTGGTGGTGCAACCGTCGGGTGATGGTGGCGCTGTTATCAGCACCACCAGCGAACCGGAATATTACTTTGTCATTGCGCTGGCCGGGCAGTCCAACTCGATGTCTTTTGGCGAGGGGCTGCCGCTGCCGGATACGTATGATCGTCCTGACCCGCGTATTAAGCAACTGGCGCGTCGCAGCACGGTGACACCGGGCGGTGCGGCCTGTGCATATAACGACATTATTCCTGCAGACCATTGTCTGCATGATGTGCAGGACGTGAGTAATCTGAATCACCCGAAAGCAGACCTCAATAAAGGGCAGTATGGCTGTGTGGGGCATGCCCTGCATGTGGCCAAAAAACTGCTGCCGTTTATGCCTGCCCGTGCGGGGATCCTTCTTGTCCCGTGTGGACGTGGCGATTCGGGATTTACTGCGGGAGCAGAGGGCGCGTTTAATGAGGCGTCGGGTGCGACAGCGGGCTCTTCCCTGTGGGGGGTGGATAAACCGTTGTATCGTGACCTGGTCAGCAGAACGCGTGCAGCCCTGAAGAAAAATCCGAAAAACGTGCTGTTGTCGGTGATCTGGATGCAGGGGGAAAAAGATGTCAGTTCGGGGAGACATGCAGAGCACAATGCACTTTTTCTTGCCATGGTAAATAAATACCGTGCAGACCTGGCAGATATTGCAGACCAGTGTATTGGCGGGACAACGTCCGGCGTCCCGTGGATTTGCGGTGACACCACGTACGACTGGAAGGCGAAGTATGCAGTGCAGTATGAGGCGGTTTACGGAGGCTATAAAGGCAAGGCGGCGCAGAATATTCACTTTGTGCCGTTGATGACGGATGAGCATGGTGCGAATGTGCCGACAAACGAGCCGTCAGAAGATCCGGACATTATCACGGCGGGATACTATGGTGCCGCGTCACGCAGTAATGGTAACTGGACGACAGCCGATCGTAAAACGCACTTCAGCTCCTGGGCGCGAAGAGGCATTGTTTCAGATCGGCTGGCAGGAGAGATACTGGTGCGAGCCGGGCGTTTGCTGCCGTTCCTGAGCGGGCAGTCTGCACCGCTGGCGACCACGCCAGCCTCCACGGGGGATGCACAGTCTGGCTCTGCGGGTCCGACGCAACAGCAGGGTGCAGGTACTTCTGCAGGCGGTCATACTGAAGCCGTAACAAGAATGGTGGCCGGATATGATGCGAACAGTGGCAGTGGTGTATGGACAGAGCAGCAGTGGAATGCGTCCGGTGGTAAAGGCACTGTGACGGATGACAGTGGCAGGAAGGCGCTGCGACTGGAAAAACAGCCGGGTAAACTGACCTCCTGGAAGATGTTCCGTACTGTTGCGGTGGAGGAGGCAAAAAATCTTCTCAGTAAGGGAGGTGAAATTGCCGTGCGGTTTAAGATCCCGGAGGGTGTCGAACTGGTTAACGGTCAGTTTGTCTTTGGTCTGTACTGGCCGGTGTCGCAGTGGGCGTCAGGCGCGACAGCAAACAGCATGCTGGCGTCCTTCTTCCTTCAGACGGATGCATCAAATCTGAATCTGATGTACCACAAGGGGGAGTCGAATGCGCAACTGGGCACATTTGGGGCATTTGACCATAACTGGCATACAGTTGTTTTCCGCTTTGCGGGAAATAACAGCGAAAAAGTGGTGCCGGTGATTGATGATGCAGAGCAGTCTGCGTTTGACCTGGTGATGTGGACAAATGATGGCTTTACAGCAGATACGCTGACGCTGACAGATATCACGGGGGCAAAAGCGACGTATCCGGTACTGCTTGATACGGTCACAGTCAAAGTTAACGAAAGCCGGGCATCATCATAACCGGCAAAAAAAACCGCCAGCGGCAGGAACGGAAGCTGGCGGAGGTAATCCCAATGGAGAATGTAAAGAAAAGATGCTTTCGTATATCGGTTTTTTAAATGAAAACAGTTCTCATTGTCAACCATAACGGTAAGAAACTATGACATTTGTTCATCAGGTGATGCTGTACTTCTGTACGGTGGTATGCGTGCTGTATCTTCTTTCGGGTGGGTACAGGGCAGTGCGCGATTTCTGGCGCAGGCAGATTGATAAAAGGGCCGCAGAGAAAATCAGCGCCAGTCAGTCAGCCGGAGCAAAAACAGAAGCCCCACTCATTCCGGAACAACCTTCTTAATAACCCCTTTCAACGAGAAAATCCTATGTCAGAAATAAAATCGCTGGTCACTGCTGAGGCAGTGAAGGAAGTCCTGCGCTCTGAAGAAGTCCGGAGCGCACTGAAACAGCAACTTCGGCAGAACCTTGAGGCGCGTCTTGATGCAGAAGTGGATGCCATTCTGGATGAATTGCTTGGTGCACAGCCGGAACCATCCCCGGAACTGCTTCCGGAACCACAGGCGGAAGATGTCACCACGGAAAATGGTGATATTCAGCCGGAGCCACCGGTGACGGATATGACAGACACACAACCCGAACCGGGCACAATGCTGTAACGGCGGGGCAGGGCCATCAGTAAAGAGCTGGTGGCCCTTTTGTTGTTGTGAGCTTCCGAGTACGGGAGACGGGGTATGTACCAGATGGAAAAAATCACAACAGGTGTGTCATACACCACGTCAGCGGTGGGAACGGGCTACTGGTTCCTGCAGTTGCTGGACAGGGTTTCCCCGTCTCAGTGGGCGGCAATAGGCGTGCTGGGGAGTCTGCTGTTTGGGCTGCTGACATATCTGACTAACCTGTATTTCAAAATCAGAGAGGACCGTCGTAAGGCAGCGCGGGGAGAGTAAGGCGATGAATAAACAATACAAACTGGTTGTTAAAGGGATAAATAATTACCCGGATAAGATTACTGCTACTGTGGCACTGGAAATTGGTGGGTATCCGTCACTGTTGTTGCCATATGTGGCGATTAGTCTTGACCGTACTGAAGGTGCCACGCTGGAGTTTTACGAAGCTGAGGCGAAAAAACAGGCGAAGCAGTTTTTCATGGATATTGCTGCCGCTTTATGTGAAGGGGATGAGCAGTCGCCGGAAAAGCGCCCCATAATTTTAGAGGCGCAGGATGTGTTGATAACCTACAGAGGAAAACTACCGGGAATAATTACTGGTTCTCTGAAGACGCCACCGACGGCATTGCGGTCAGAAAACGATGATATTGAATCACGCATTGAAAAACTGGAGTGCTATATCGCTGAATTGAAAAAAAGCACCCCAACAAAAAATGAGGTGCTTGCAGCAGATGAAATGAAAGAAACTATTCTTGATCGCGCGGCGCATCTAAGCTGCGCTTCACTGTTGAAAGAGCATCTTCAGCAGCCTTGAGGAATCTTTTATCATCACGAGCAACTGTCTTTGGTATTTCTTTAATTAGATGTTCCATTTCGGCGATCAGGTAATCTGACACAGCGTTATTTTTACTTAGTGCATCCATTGCTTTGATTATCTTTGCGAGGCAGCCATCTCGCATTGTTGAGTTTACGCCAGTGCCCACCACTGGCGGGCTGAAGACTTAACATATCCAGGGATTCGGAACCGATAAATCCTGATAAATATCCATGAACGCAAAAATCAGATACGGCCTGTCGGCTGCCGTTCTGGCGCTGATTGGTGCAGGGGCGTCTGCGCCTGAAATCCTCGACCAGTTTCTTGACGAAAAAGAAGGTAACCACACCATGGCATACCGTGATGGTGCGGGGATCTGGACCATCTGCCGTGGAGCCACCCGGGTGGATGGTAAGCCTGTTATTCCTGGCATGAAGCTGTCGAAGGGAAAATGCGACCGGGTTAACGCCATTGAGCGTGATAAAGCGCTGGCGTGGGTGGAGAAAAACATCAGAGTGCCGCTGACCGAACCCCAGAAAGCGGGGATCGCGTCATTCTGTCCGTACAACATTGGTCCCGGTAAGTGTTTCCCGTCGACGTTTTATAAACGAATTAATGCTGGTGATCGCAGGGGAGCATGTGAGGCGATTCGCTGGTGGATTAAGGACGGTGGCAGGGACTGCCGTATTCGCTCAAATAACTGTTACGGTCAGGTATCCCGGCGAGACCAGGAGAGCGCGCTGGCGTGCTGGGGAATCGACAGATAAGCAGAATATTTTGCTGAAAAATGACGCTTGCTCACGCGGGCGGATAACACGAAATCCTGCGAGCTGGCAAAATGTAAGTGAATAAAGTCAGGAACATTATTTCACGCAGAGGCACCGTAATGGTGCCTTTGTCATTTCTGCGCTTCGCACAAGCGTAAATAAACCAAAGAACCTTTCAGGATGAGCCCTGGTGGATAACCGGCAGTGGTCTGGTTAACCCTCTTTGGGCTGGTTATTCCTGTGCGCAGGGTTCATCACTAAAAGGAATCAACCATGAAAGAGATGATTTCTGTCGATCATGAAATATCCATGAGTAGTCTGGATTTTCTGAATAACATTATTAATCCAGCCCGGGCAGAAGCCGGAGAAGTCCCTCATGAACCGCGTAAGTTTCTTGCAAAAATTGAGGATGAGCTAGAGCTTGATGGAACCGGAAAAAAATTCCGGTTAAACAATAACCAGACAAGAACGGCATACTATGATCTGGATTTTGACCAGATGATGCTCGTTGGCATGAGGGAGTCAAAGGCCGTTCGTCGTTCTGTGCTGGCAAGACTCAAAGCGATGCATGGTATTCAGATCCCCCGGACTTTACCTGAGGCGTTGCGATTTGCGGCAAAACTGGCTGAACAGAAAGCAGTGCTGGAAAATCAACTGGCAATAGCAGCGCCGAAGGCTGAATTTGTTGATAACTATGTTGAAGCATCTGGTCTGATGGGATTCCGGGAAGTTGCTAAGTTACTCGGTATCAAAGAAACCGATTTCCGGCTGTTTTTGTTGGAGAACGGAATAATGTATCGCCTCGCTGGAAAAATGACGCCTTACTCGCATCACCTGGATGCGGGGCGGTTTAGCGTGAAAACGGGCGAGACGGGCAATGGTCATGCTTTTACGCAGGTTAAATTCACCCCAAAAGGTGTTGAGTGGATTGCTGGTCTGCTTGCTGCATGGAGAGCTACCGCAGCATGAAGATGATAAAAATGGACTGGAAATTTTTGCTGGTCTGGCTGATTCCGTTTTTATGGGTGGTTGCCCAGTTAATTACTGCTATCAAGGGGTAAAGATGTCAGACAAACTCATAACGCCGGCAAAGGTCCTGTGTGTGATTGTCGGTATTTCATTTTCACTAATGCTGGTTGCTCTTTTTCTGTCCCTCGCCTGGGTGATGTTGTCTTCGTCGGGGCTGCTGGGGTGACAGTGACTGATGACATCAGCAGAGCGCTGGCTTTTGCTATTAAGTGGGTGGCTGTTGGTATTGCTGTGTCTCCGATGCTGTATGGGCTGGCAAAACTGGTCATTGCGCTGAAATCGTGAACTTTAAAAAGATGAGTGCTGAACTTATTCGGGCAATGGCATTTGCCATTCGTATTGTGGCCATTGCTGTTCTGGTCTGGGCAATCCGTTGGTGGTGATATGAACCGTGTTCTGTGTGTGGTGATTATTGTCCTGCTGGTAGCCTGTGGTGTGCTTAGTCTGGGGCTGAATCATTACCGCGATAACGCCATCACCTACAAAGCGCAGCGCGATAAAAAAGTCAGAGAGCTGGAGCTGGCAAACGCAACCATTACTGATATGCAGGTGCGCCAGCGTGATGTTGCTGCGCTCGATGCAAAATACTCGAGGGAATTAGCTGATGCGAGAGCTGAAAATGAAACTCTTCGCGCTGACGTTGCCGCTGGTCGCCGCAGCCTGCGTATCAACGCCACCTGTCCAGGTCCCGTGCGTGAAGCCACCGGCACCGCCCGCGTGGATAATGCAACCGGCCCCCGACTGGCAGACACCGCTGAACGGGATTATTTCACCCTCAGAGAGCGGCTGATGACGATGCAGAAGCAACTGGAAGGGGCACAGGAATATATCCGTACTCAGTGCCTGAATTAACAGAGCCAGCATGAATGCTGTCAATCTTCTGCGGAGGTAAAGATTGCATTATGCGACAATTTGTTGCATGATTTAGGTGCGCTTTTCCATAGCGTATGCGTACGCACCGCATGAAGTACAACCACAGAGAGGCACCCCATAATGGCAACAAGCATCCGTTTAGACGATGATTTCGTCAGTGACGTAAAGGTTCACGCTGATGCCGCAAGTCGCAGCATACCAAAGCAAATTGAGCACTGGGCTAAGATTGGTCGTATAGCTGAAGATAATCCAGATCTGCCATTCAGTTTTATTAGCGAAGTTCTGCTGTCACAAAGCGAAATCAGACACAACAAGGTAACGCGTTATGTCAGAAGAACAGACAGGTCGTGAAATTGATGTTTATCAGAGTCGGCGTTTTGAAAAGTCTCTGAGTAAACTCCCGGAAGCGCAACTGAAAGTTGTGGAAGATGAGATCGACAGAATAATTGATAATCCTCTGTTGGGAACGCAAAAGAAAGGAGACCTCAGTTTTCTTCGTGTGCATAAATTTCAGCTGAATAATCAACTGGTGCTTCTGGGTTACAGCTGGCTTGACGATAAACTTGAGCTCTACCTCCTTAGCATCGGTCCACATGAAAATTTTTATACCGATCAGAAAAAACACCGAAAAGCTGATTTAAAACTCATCGGTTAGTCCTGACGTCATGCACACCAGCCCACGTAAACGCGTGGGCTTTTTCATATCTGAATTTCACCGCGCACCGCAGCGCATGATAACCACCGAGCCTGCCCCTTTGGAATGAGCCTTTGAGGATACCAGTTAGTGCTGGCGAGCCTCGGTGGGCTGGTTTCCTATGCGGCAAAGGTTCATTTCAAAGAACAGGTATACGACATGAAATCATTAACCCTCTTCAATCAGCCAATCCGTGTCGCTGAAGATGGCATGATCTGCCTCACTGATATGTGGAAAGCCAGTGGTAAAAGTGAATCTGAATCTCCGTACCACTACCTGCGAAACAAGCAGACCAAAGAGTTCTTAGCCGAGCTGGAGAAAAACCACGAATCTGTGGTTTTTACTGAGCGCGGTGTACACGGTGGAACATATGGCGGGAAGTTTGTTGCTTATGATTATGCAGCATGGCTAAACCCCGGATTTAAATATGCAGCCTATAAAGTCCTGGATGACTACTTCACCGGAGAACTCCAGCATCGCAACAGCTTAAGTGCGCAGCTCAATATGAAGTGTCATGAGTTTGATCAGAAAAAAGATATGGCGAGCTTCTGCGGGCAAGGCCTTGCGGCATGGCGCTACACGAAACCTGGTTTGATCGCTGAGATTAACTCCCTGGCTAACCAGTTGCAGATCACAATCCCCGGGCTTCCGGGATGAGTGATCGTGTCATTGAATGCGCCTCCAGAGCGGGGCGCGACTTCTCAGCGTTCATGAAAGGCGAGAAGGGCGTGATGGAAGCATTGGCCTCGGTGGATGAGTTTGGCGAGCAGTTGCGCCTCAACGGCTGTGTCAATCATCACTTTGTCAGCTACATGATGCGGAACTCGATCATGCAGGCATTCATGGACATGGCAAAAGCCGAGAAGAAAGAAAAGCGCCGGTGTAAGCGAGCGGAAGCAAAAGCGAAGTAGCCATTACAAAGCCCATCTACTGGTGGGCTTGATAATGGCTTATACCCTGCACGGGATAACTTAACTGATATCCTTTTTAACGGATAAAGGTATTCAAGCCTGACATATCATGCGCTGTATCGTCGCCGTATTCCCGCATTAACCATGACCGCAGCCCGACCGGGAGACTCCTCTGCGCGAGTGTGCGGGGATAATCAAAAACGATACACACCGGGGTTTACCGCGTTAACGGCGCGCGGCGTTGTCCCCTCATGGTCGCTCGTCCGGTGCGATGGTGGAAGAAACCGGACGATGTGTTACCTCGCAAGCCCTGTTATGTGTCTGATTTGTGATTTAAGTCGGATAATTGTCGTTGCCATCAAGCAGAGGATTGATGACCGACAGGGTGGCATTGTTAGAATAAGACTTATTCTTATCTGTGCCGGGAATGAAAATGAAAAGAAATCTTCCGTTAATTATTTTGTTGTCTTCTCTGGTTATGGGCTGTACGCAACATAAAACAGATATGCCCCGACAGTTGGTGAAGGCATTACCACAATATCCGGCCTATGCAGCGGCAAATTATATAAAGGGACGGGTTGATGTGAAGTTTGATATTGGTGCTGATGGTACTGTCACCCGAATTGAGTTTATCCGTTCAGAGCCGCACCATTTGTTTGATGAGCAGGTTGTAAAGGCGATGGCAAAATGGCGATTTGAGAAGGACAGGCCGTGTAAAGGCGTGAAGAAAACGTTTATCTTTAGTCCTTCTGCACCCTGATTATTTCATCAGAAATTAATTATCACTCTGTTGTTATTCTGTACATCCCGGCAGGGTAAGTCTTGTTCCGTCGGATATGAAGATGAAATATTGTTGGAGGACAGTGGGTACCTGCTCCTGTAACCGAACGTTCATTTCTCGTTATTTTTCATGCTGGCCGGGCGCAGATGCGTTGCATCTGTTGCCAGCCTTCTCCTGCAGGCTTCAATAACCCACGCTGAAAAGTTACCGGACCCTTTATGCTCAAGGGCGATGTTGATCTGTTCAATTATGTGATTGGGGAAACGGATATTGCGGGTTGTGGTTCTGCGGGTCCGGTTTTTCGATGACATATTTATTTCCTTTACTGATTGCCATATGACGGGGATTTTACATGGCTGAGCTTCGTACACTCCAGAGCAGAATCAAAACACTGAATACCCGACGGGTGAATATTCTGAAGGGGGAACAGCGTCGTGTCAGTGGCAGTGCACGTGTTTCCCTCAAGCGTCATATCTGGCTGAGGGACGCCGGGCAGTGCTGTCTCTGTGGGCGTGTGGTTGACCTCTGTGACAGTGAACTCGATCACCGAATTGCACTTCAGTTCGGTGGTGGTAATGAGGAGACGAATCTCTGGACGCTCTGTACTGAATGTCATCGCCAGAAGTCAGCCAGTGAAGCGGCGAGTGGTATGCCGGACCCGACGTTGCCGGAAGTGTCCGGAGGTCGTGGCAGGGCAGACGATATCATCGGACTGTGACCCGCCCTGGGGGGGGATCATCCGGCGATAAAAACGATCGTCCCGGACACCGCGCCCCGTCTCACGCAGAGAAAAAATTCCCGTTTCAGGCCAGTTAACATGTTAACTGGCTGTCCGGGCATTTTTTCGGTTTTTATCTTTATTATTCAGTTTGTTGCATGGAAAAAATGTTAACTGGCTTTTTCAGCAAATGTTAACCAGGCAGCAGTTAACATTTGCGGCATGAGGCGCCGGGAAAAATGGGCTGAACCATACCCGGCTGAGTGCGTTCTGGACCCGGGAGGAGGCTGTGCTGACAACGCAAAAACGAAAATTTGCGCTGGCGCTCATGTCCGGGAAAAACAAAACAGCGTCAGCCATTGCCGCCGGTTATTCGGCGAAGACCGCCAGGGTTAAAGGCTCGCAGCTGGCAAAAGATCCGGAGGTGCTCGCGTTTATTGCCCGTAAGCAGGGCGAGACGGTGGAGGTGGATGAGGTTCCTGTTTACCGGCAGAAAAAGACGCAGACGGAGGAGTGCCATCAGGAAGCCCCTCCGGCGGAAAAGAACACCCCGGTTTCACTGCCGCCTGATGACCGGCAAAGTCTCACACCACTACCAGGTATTGATTACATGGAAGACGGTCTTCCTGATCCGGTAAAAGCGATGGGGAGGATCCTGGTGGAAAACCTGAGCATTGACCCGAAACTGGCACTGGATGCGGCCTGGCGACTGGCACAGTTCACGCACCATAAAAAAGGGGATGCCGGTAAAAAATCGGCAAAAGGTGACGCGGCGAAAAAAGCGGCTAACCGTTTTGCGGTGCCACCACCACCCCGCCTGGTGGTGAATAACGATAATGAGGGCAACGGATGATACCAGGGTGGAGCACGGCCTGCCCGGACTGGGCAGTACGCCTGAAAAAGGGGCTGTCGATTATTCCGGCTCCGATTTATCCGGAGCAGGCCGCACATGCCCTGGCGATTTTTAAACAACTGCGGATTGTGGATGCACCGGGCAGCCCGACGTTCGGGGAGTCCTGTGCACAGTGGGTGTTTGACCTGGTGGCGGCCCTGTTTGGCTCCTACGATGCGCAGACCGGTGTGCGCCATATCAAGGAAGTGTTCATTCTGATACCTAAAAAAAACAGCAAGTCCACGCTGGCCGCCGGGATCATGATGACGGCGCTGTTACTGAACTGGCGGCAGGCGGCGGGCTACACCATTCTGGCCCCGACCGTGGAGGTGGCAGCCAACGCCTTCAACCCTGCCCGGGATATGGTACGACGGGACGATGATCTGGATGACCTCTGCCAGGTACAGACGCATATCCGGACCATCACCCACCGGGTGACGGACACCACCCTTAAGGTGGTGGCAGCCGATCCGAATACGGTGTCCGGTATCAAGTCCGTGGGTACGCTGATTGATGAGTTATGGCTGTTTGGCAAACAGTACAAGGCGGAGGACATGTTACGTGAAGCCATAGGCGGCCTTGCCTCCCGCCCGGAAGGGTTTGTGGTGTATACGACCACCCAGTCGAATGAGCCGCCTGCCGGGGTGTTCAGGCAGAAACTGCAGTACGCCCGGGATGTGCGTGACGGCAAAATTCATGATCCGCACTTTCTGCCGGTGATTTTTGAGCATCCGCCGGAGATGGTGGAGAGCGGTGAGCACCTGCTGATGGAAAACCTCGCCATGGTCAATCCGAATCTCGGTTATTCGGTGGATGAGGCGTTTCTGTACCGGGAGTACCGTAAAGCCCGGGAAGCCGGTGAAGAGACTTTTCGCGGTTTCATGTCAAAACACGCCAATGTGGAAATTGGTCTTGCCCTGCGTTCTGACCGCTGGGCGGGGGCGGATTTCTGGGAGCAGCAGGGCAGGCGCATCAGTCTGGACGATATTCTGCAGCGTGCTGATGTGGTGACGGTGGGGATTGACGGCGGAGGGCTGGATGATCTGCTGGGGATGTATGTGATTGGGCGTGACCGGGAGACCCGCGAATGGCTGGGCTGGGGCCATGCCTGGGCACATGAAACCGCGGTGGCCAGACGAAAAAGTGAGGCAGCCCGTTTTCAGGATTTTGTTGCCTGTGGAGATATGACCATTGTCCGTCGGGTCGGGGATGACACGGCGGAAGTGGCGGAGTATGTGCGTCGCATTCATGAGGCTGAGTTACTGGACCATATCGGTATTGACCCGTCAGGCGTGGGGCAGATTCTGGATTCACTGGCGGAAGCCGGGATCCCCGATGAGAGTGTGGTGGGGATAAGCCAGGGCTGGAAGCTGGGCGGGGCCATAAAAACCACCGAGCGCAAACTGGCTGAGGGAGTACTGGTGCATGGTGGTCAGCCACTGATGGCCTGGTGCGTTGGCAATGCCCGGGTGGAGCCTAAAGGTAACGCTATCCTTATTACCAAACAGGCCAGCGGGCGGGGAAAAATTGACCCGCTGATGGCGCTCTTCAATGCGGTATCCCTGATGTCCCTGAATCCGGAGCCGAAAAAGAAAGAATATGCGGTTTTTTTCATATAACCCTGTTCACCCTGTAACCATCATGGACCGCTGCGGCGGTTTTTTTATTTTCAGGAGGCTGATGTGACTCTTAAACGGGCCTGCTCCCTGCTGACGGTGAAATCCTTCAGTGAGGATGAGCGGGTGATCACCGGGATTGCGTCAACGCCTTCTCCGGATCGGGATGGTGACATCCTGGAGCCGGAGGGCGCGGAGTTTGGCAGTGCGATCCCGTTTCTCTGGCAGCATGACCATTCCCGCCCGGTGGGGCAGTGTACGGTGCGCCGGGTCAGCGAAGGGCTGGAAATCACGGCAACACTGGCGAAGCCCGTGCCGGATATGCCATCGCAACTGGCTGCCCGGCTGGATGAGGCCTGGGCGGCCATTAAGACCGGGCTGGTCAGGGGGCTGTCCGTGGGCTTCCGTCCCCATGAATACACCTTTCTGGACGGAGGCGGACTGCATTTTCTGCGCTGGGAGCTGATGGAGGTGTCTGCCGTCACCGTGCCCGCGAATGCGGAATGCACCATCCGGACCATTAAATCTTACGACCGCCAGTTTTCTGCCGCGTCCGGCAACCGGAAACCGGTGGTGAAAATCGCATCTTCTGCCGGCGCTGCGGCACAGTCAACAACCGTTTTTCATAAGGAAAAGACCATAATGAATATTGGCGAACAGATTAAAAGTTTTGAAAACAAGCGTGCAGCACTGGCAGCCTCCCTTGAGGAGGTCATGACCAAAGCCGCAGAGGAAGGGCGCACGCTGGATGTGGAGGAGGAAGAGCATTACGACAACACCGCAGCGGAAATACGTCAGGTGGATGCGCACCTGAAGCGCCTGCGTGAACTGGAAGCCGGTAAGGCCGCCACGGCGCAGCCGGTGAAACAGGCCGGTAACGGGAATGTGGCCGCGGTGGCTTCTGCGCCGGTGATCCGTGTGGAGCAGAAACTGGATAAGGGGATTGGTTTCGCACGTTTTGCCAAATCGCTGGCTGCGGCTAAAGGTGTCCGCTCTGAAGCCCTGGAAGTGGCCCGTCGTCAGTATCCGGATGACAGTCGTCTGCATCATGTCCTGAAATCGGCAGTGGGCGCGGGGACCACCACGGATCCGCAGTGGGCAGGCAGCCTGTCTGAATATCAGGAATACGCACAGGACTTTATTGATTACCTGCGTCCTCAGACCATTATCGGGCGATTTGGTCAGGGCGGGATCCCTGCACTTCGTCAGGTGCCGTTCAATATCCGTGTGCACGCCCAGGTGTCGGGCGGTGCTGCCGGCTGGGTGGGTGAGGGTAAGGCAAAACCCCTGACGAAGTTTGATTTTGAATCCATCACCTTCAGTCATGCGAAGGTGTCGGCCATTGCGGTACTGACGGAAGAATTGATCCGTTTTTCCAGTCCGGCTGCTGATGCACTGGTCCGTAATGCGCTGGCGGAAGCGGTGGTGGCGCGTCTGGATACAGACTTTGTGGACCCGAAAAAAGCGGCGGTGGCAGATGTCTCCCCGGCGTCCATCACCCATGATGTGAAGGGCACGGCATCAAGCGGTAACCCGGATGCGGATGCAGAGGCGGCGTTTGGACAGTTTGTGGCAGCAAACCTGCAGCCCACTGGTGCTGTCTGGCTGATGTCCAGCACCAATGCCCTGGCGCTGTCCATGCGTAAAAATGCGCTGGGTCAGAAAGAATACCCGGACATGACCCTGCTGGGTGGCTCCTTCCAGGGGCTGCCGGTGATTGTCTCCCAGTACGTGGGTGACCAGCTGGTGCTGGTGAATGCCCCGGATATTTATCTGGCGGATGACGGCGGCGTGGCAGTGGATATGTCCCGCGAGGCATCACTGGAAATGCAGTCTGAGCCGACCGGCGACAGTACCACGCCGTCGCCGGTGGAGCTGGTTTCCATGTTCCAGACAGGCAGTGTGGCCATCCGTGCGGAGCGCTGGATCAACTGGCGTCGTCGCCGTACCGCGGCGGTGGCGGTGATCACCGGAGTGAACTACGGCAGTGCGTCCGGCGGCTGAGTCTGATAAGGAGGACGGGAGGCGTGCGCCTCCCGTAACAGGTTATGGCAAAGATCCGATATCTGCAGGGCACGCATGATGCCCGGGCCAGGGATATCCGTGATGTGGCACAGCCGTGTGCGGAGGTGCTGGTTCGCCTGGGAAAGGCGGAGTACATCACGGTGCGACGTCCGGCAGGTCAGAAAAAGAAACGTGATGCGGAGCATGGCGAATGTGGAACCTTTTACGGCGAACCCGAAAAAACCAGAAATCAGGACGTGACGTAAGAGAGGCGGGCTGGACCAGCCTGTTTCAGGCGGTGGCTGAGCCCTTTTCCGGCGCCTGGCAGCAGGGTGTGAAAGCCGATCCGGAAAGTGTCCTCTCCTTTCATGCGGTGTTTTCTTGCATTTCGCTGATATCCCAGGATATCGCCAAAATGCGGCTGCGCCTGATGCAGACGGATACACAGGGGATCCGCCGTGAAAAACGGCAGGGGGATATTGCCCGTCTCTGTCGTCGTCCCAATGCACAGCAGAATCGTATCCAGTTTTTTGAACTGTGGCTGAACGCCAAACTGCGTCACGGCAATACGGTGGTGCTGAAAATCCGTAACTCCCGGGGGCAGATCAAAGAACTGCGTATTCTGGACTGGAGCCGGGTTGAACCTCTGGTGGCGGATGACGGCGAGGTGTTCTATCGCATCACGCCGGACCGGAACTGCGGGATCACGGAGGCGGTGACGGTGCCTGCCCGGGAAGTGATCCACGACCGGTTTAACTGTTTTTTTCATCCGCTTGTGGGGCTGCCGCCGGTGTATGCCGCCGGGCTGGCGGCCACGCAGGGGCATCATATTCAGGAAAATTCGACGTCTTTTTTCAGAAATGGCGGCAGGCCGTCCGGGGTGATTGAGATCCCCGGCAGTATTACGGAAGAAAATGCGAAAAAACTGAAGAGCAACTGGGACAGCGGGTATACCGGCGAAAATGCGGGGAAAACGGCCATTTTGAGCAACGGGGCAAAATACAACCCCACGACGTTTTCACCGGTGGATGCGCAGACGGTGGAACAACTGAAGATGACCGCTGAAATTGTCTGTTCGGTGTTCCGTGTCCCGGCCTACAAGATTGGCGTTGGCCAGCCACCTTCCAGTGACAACGTGGAGGCGCTGGAGCAGCAGTATTATTCCCAGTGCCTGCAGACGCTGATTGAGTCCATTGAACTGTTACTGGATGAGGCGCTGGAAACGGGGGAAAACGAGAGTACGGAGTTTGACGTCACCACGCTGCTGAGAATGGACAGCGAACGGCGCATGAAAACGCTGGGTGAGTCGGTGAAAAATACGCTTCTCACGCCCAATGAGGCCCGTAAACGTGAGAACCTGCCGCCCCTTGCGGGAGGTGATGCACTGTATCTTCAGCAGCAGAACTACAGTCTGGAGGCGCTGTCCCGTCGTGATGCCCGTGAGGATCCGTTCGCGTCGACCGGGAAAACGGCCTTAGCGCAACCGCCTGACAGCGCATCTGACGGTAATAAGGCAATCACTGAAACAGAGCATGATGCGGTGAAGGCGATGTTCAGGGGGATTCTGAAAAAATGAATGAACGTGAACTGTCCATTATCCGTGCGCTGGGTGAAGAATTTTCCGCAGTGCTGGCGGATTTACAGCGCACATTTGAGGGGAAAATAGCCGCGCAGGCGCAGCAGTCTGAAGAGAAACTGGCTTCCCTGTCCGCGGTACTACAGAAGCATGTGACGCTGGATGAGGTTCGCTCTGTTCTGCAGGCGATGGTGGATGATGCGGTGGGGGCCATTCCGGTACCGCGTGATGGTCGTGACTATGATCCCGATGTTCTGCAGAAGGCGGTGAATGATGCGGTCGCAAATATTCCGCTACCGGCGGACGGAAAAAGTATCACCCCGGATGATGTGCGTCCGATGCTTGAACAGATGGTGAAGGAGGCGGTAAGCCATATTCCTGTTCCGCGCGACGGTCGTGACTATGATCCCGATGTACTGCAGAAGGCGGTGAATGATGCGGTCGCAAATATTCCGCTACCGGCGGACGGAAAAAGTATCACCCCGGATGATGTGCGTCCGATGCTTGAGCAGATGGTGAAAGAGGCCGTAAGTCATATCCCAGTCCCGCGTGATGGTCGTGACTACGATCCGGATGTACTGCAGAAGGCGGTGAATGATGCGGTCGCAAATATTCCGCTACCGGCGGACGGAAAAAGTATCACCCCGGATGATGTGCGTCCGATGCTTGAGCAGATGGTGAAAGAGGCCGTAAGTCATATCCCAGTCCCGCGTGATGGTCGTGACTACGATCCGGATGTACTGCAGAAGGCGGTGAATGATGCGGTGAGTGCCCTGCCGGTTCCGCAGGACGGGCGTGATGCCACGGCACTGGAAATACTCCCCGCCATTGACGATCAAAAATCCTTTCCCCGGGGCACGTATGCCACACACCAGGGCGGACTCTGGCGGGCGTATGAAAAAACGCACGGGATGCGGGGATGGGAATGCCTGGTTGACGGGGTGGCGGATATTGACGTCAGCATGATTGGTGAACGGTCGTTCTCTGTGGTGATCCGGCAGAGCAGTGGTCAGTGTACGGAAAAAACATTTTCCCTGCCGGTGATGCTCTACCGCGGTGTGTTCAGAGCCGGTGAAATCTACCACCCCGGCGATACAGTGACGTGGGGCGGCTCGTTGTGGCACTGCAACAGCATGACCGGCGATAAGCCCGGAGACATTCATTCATCCGGCTGGACTCTGGCTGCAAAACGTGGGCGGGATGCAGGAGGCGGAAAATGACGGCATTACTGACACTGGAAGAAATCAAGGCACATTTGCGTGTTGACCATGACGCGGATGATGACATGCTGATGGACAAGGTTCGTCAGGCTACAGCTGTGCTGCTGGCCTACATTCAGGGCAGCCGGGATAGGGTGATCCGTGAGGACGGTGAACTGATCCCGGGCGAGGCATTAACCCGGATGAAGGGGGCTGCCATGCGCCTGACCGGGATGTTGTACCGGAATCCGGATCTTGCTGAGCGGGAAGACCTCGTGCAGGGGGAACTGCCGTTTTCTGTGTCCGTGCTGATTTACGATTTGCGTTGCCCGACGGTGTTATGAGGAGGGGGAATGGCAATTTCTGCAGGGCGTCTGACACAGATGATAAGCATTCTGAACCCGGTGTTAACCCGTAATGCTGCCGGAGAAATGACGGAAGAATGGGTGTCATGCGGGAAAATTCATGCGGATATCCGGGGCAGGAGCAGCCGGGAGCGGATGCAGTCCGGTGCGGAAATGGCGCAGGCGGAAATCCGCATCTGGGTGCGCGGTCAGTCCGGTCGGGAAATCACGGCGGCGTCACGACTTCATGTGCTGAGTGGTCCCTGGCGTGACTGTATCCTGAATGTTGTCGGGGTGCCCGTGCCGGATGCGACCGGCGGGCGCCTGGAAATTCTCTGCCGGCTGGGAGGGGAAAAATGATCGAAACCCTGCTGGATTTTTCAGGACTTGAAGAAATAAGCCGTGATTTGCAGCTTCTGAGTGGTGCAGAAAACAACCGGGTACTGCGTGAGGCAACCCGCGCGGGGGCGAATGAACTGAAAGAAGAAGTGGTGTCACGGGCACCGGTGCGCAGGGGAAAACTGCGCCGCAATGTGGTGGTCCTTTCCCGGCGCTCCCGCGATGGCGGGATGGAATCCGGTGTCCATATCCGTGGTGTTAATCCGGATACCGGTAACAGCGATAACACCATGAAGGCGGATAACCCGCGCAATGCTTTCTACTGGCGGTTTGTGGAAATGGGGACCGTGAATATGCCACCGCACCCGTTTGTGCGCCCGGCGTTTGATGTGCGCAGTGAACAGGCAGCTCAGGTGGCAATTGCGCGTATGAACCGGGCCATTGATGAGGTGCTGAGACGATGACGGAGACGGATTTGTATCCTTATCTGGCGCATCTTGCCGGCGGGCAGGTGTACCCGTATGTGGTCCCCCTGCTGGATGGCAGGCCGTCGGTGGCGCTTCCGTGGGTGGTTTTCAGCCTGATTTCATCGGTGTCGGCGGACGTGATGGGCGGGCAGGCGGAGTCCTCAGTGTCGGTGCAGATAGACGTTTATGCCGGGACTGTGACGCAGGCGCGTCAGATACGTCAGGACGCCCGTGAGTCCATAATGGCGCTGGCCCCGGGATCCGTCAGTGAAATGCAGGACTATATTCCGGAAAACCGCTGTTACCGTGCAACCCTGGAGTTTCAGGTCACGGTGTGACTTTTTCTTTTTTTCTACAAAACCCATACCCCGCCGCGTGCGGGTTTTTTATTATCAGGAGGCAGAATGTCTGCTTTGTATGAACGCTCACAGCTGACGCAGGTGATGATTTCATCTGCCCCGGCGACTGCTGAAACTATGGATAAGGCGGAATATCTGCGCCTGGACTGCACCATCAAGGAAGTCCAGTTCACCGCCGGTCAGAAACAGGATATTGATGTGACCACGCTCTGCTCCACAGAGCAGGAGAACATCAACGGTCTGGGGGCGTCGTCCGAGATTTCCATGTCGGGTAATTTTTATCTGAATCAGGCCCAGAACGCCCTGCGTGATGCCTATGACAATGACACGGTGTATGCGTTTAAGGTGCAGTTTCCGTCCGGTAAGGGCTTTAAGTTCCTGGCGGAAGTGCGTCAGCACACCTGGTCATCCGGTACCAACGGCGTGGTGGCTGCAACGTTTTCACTGCGCCTGAAAGGCAAACCGATGTTCTATGTGGTACCGCTGGCGTTTGTGAAAAATCTGGAGAAGACACTTGCCGTGAATACTGGTGCGCTGCTGACAATGTCAGTCAGTGTCAACGGGGGAACGCCGCCGTATAAATACGCCTGGAAGAAGGACGGTCAGCCGGTTGAGGGGCAGACGGCTGACACCTTCAGTAAGCCAAACGCGCAGTCCGCCGATGCGGGGAAATATACCTGCGTGGTGACCGATTCGGCAGAGAGGGCACAGAGTGTGACGTCTGTTGAATGCACCGTGACTGTGAGCGCAGCCGCCGGATAAGGGGATGGGTCATCATGAAAAAGGATCTGAAAACGCTGGCGCTGGCCAGACTGTCAGGGTTTCGTCATAAAACGGTGCGGGTGCCTGAATGGGAAAATGTCAGCGTGGTGCTGCGGGAACCTTCGGCAGAGGCCTGGTATCTGTGGCGGGAAGTGCTTAATGACGGTGATACGGGTGACGAACCTCTGTCGGTGGTGGCGAAAACCCGCCGTAATCTGGAAGCGGATGTGACGCTGTTCTGCGATGTGCTGTGTGATACGGATCTGCAGCGGGTGTTCACTGCGGACGATCGGGAGCAGGTGCTGGTCGTCTATGGTCCGGTACATGCCCGGTTGCTGCGTCAGGCACTGGATCTGATCGCTGATGCAGAGGCGGCCAGAAAAAAGTAGCCCGCCCGGAAATACGCTTTCTGATGCGACTTGCGCTCCGTCTGGGGCGCACGTTATCCGAACTGCGGCATAGCCTGAGTGCGAGTGAAGCGATGATGTGGATGGAGTTCGACAGGGTGTCTCCGCTGGGCGATGAGCGCGGGGATATCCGTAATGCGCAGATCGTGAAAGCGGTTTTCGGGGCGCAGGGAATGAACGTTGCACTGAAGGATGCCATGCTCTGCTGGGGCGAGGATGAGGACAAGCAGGAGATGGATCCGTTTGCAGAGCTGGAAAATGCTCTGTTATTTGCCTCAGAGAATTAATGTCAACCTTGCGGGTATTTATTACAGTATTTTTGGGGGAAATTAACTGAATGGAGTTATTTTATGAAGAAATTCATGTTGTTGATTTTCTCTGTAAGTTTTTTTCTGACGGGGTGTGCAACCATTGTCGGAGATAAAACGCAGACTGTACAGGTAAACAGTAATCCGGCTGGCGCGGATTTTATTATTAAAGATGAGTCAGGGAAAACAATTTCTTCGGGTAAAACACCGCAGAATGTAACACTTGAAAAATCAGATGGCAGTTACTTCGGGAAAAAGAGTTATCAGATCACATTCAGTAAAGAGAATTATCAGCCCGTAACGCTGCCGATCAAGGCATCGGCTAATGGCTGGTATATTGGTGGTAACTTTGTCTTTGGTGGTATTGTTGGCTGGTTGCTTGTGGACCCATTCAATGGCGGCATGTATACACTGAGTCCGGGAAGTCTGAATCCCGGGCTGGTACCCGAAACTTAATCAATAATCTGCTGATGAATAAAACCTGCTGCGGCAGGTTTTTTTTCGCCCGGAGAAAGGTGAATGGCGACGTTACGTGAACTGATTATCAAAATTTCGGCAAATTCACAGTCATTCCAGTCGGAGATCCAGCGGGCTTCCCGTATGGGTAGTGAATATTACCGTACCCTGCAGAATGGCGGGCGTCAGGCTGCCGCAGCGGCCCGGGAGCAGCGGCGCGCCCTGGCGGAGCTGAACAGTCAGCTGACGGAGATCCGCGCTTCGGCTGTCGGAACGGTGGGAGCGTTTGCCGGGGCCTTTGCCACAGGACACCTGATCTCGCTGGCGGATGAATGGAGCTCCGTGAATGCCCGTCTGAAACAGGCGTCGCAGTCATCGGATGAGTTTTCGTCATCACAGAAAGTGCTGATGGATATCAGCCAGCGGACGGGGACGTCATTTTCGGATAATGCGGCGTTGTTTGCCCGTTCTGCGGCCTCAATGCGTGAATATGGTTACAGTGCCGGTGATGTCCTGAAGGTGACGGAAGCCATTTCCACGGGGCTGAAAATTTCTGGTGCCAGTACGGCAGAGGCGGGTTCGGTGATCACCCAGTTCAGTCAGGCGCTGGCACAGGGTGTGTTGCGCGGCGAGGAATTTAATTCGGTTAATGAAAATGGTGACCGGGTGATCCGGGCACTGGCAGCGGGACTGGGCGTGGCGCGTAAAGACCTGAAGGCGATGGCGAACGACGGCAAACTGACCACCGATAAAGTTGTCCCGGCGTTAATCAGCCAGCTGGGCGCATTACGTGATGAATATGTGGCCATGCCGGAAACGGTGTCCGGCAGTATCACGAAGGTGGAAAACGCTTTTATGGCCTGGGTGGGTGGCGCGAATGAAGCCAGCGGTGCGACAAAAACGCTCTCTGGTGTGCTGAACAGTGTTGCCGGTAATATTGATAATGTGGCGTCAGCAGCCGGTGTGCTGGTTGCCGTCGGGGTGGCCCGGTACTTTGGTAATCTGGCCTCCGGAGCGATGTCTGCGACGGCAGGACTTGTGACCGCCGCACGTAATGAAGTGGCACTGGCTGAGGCCCAGTTAAGGGGAACACAGATTGCCACGGCGCGGGCAAGGGCAGCCGTGTACCGGGCTCAGCAGGCTGTGGCGGCAGCCCGCGGGACGGAGATGCAGATTGCCGCAGAGGCCCGTCTGGCGGTCACACAGGAACGTCTGAACAGAAATATTGCAGCCAGAACCGCCGCCCAGAATGCGCTGAACAGTACAACGGCGGTGGGCTCACGTCTGATGAGCGGTGCGCTGGGACTGGCTGGAGGCGTACCCGGACTGGTGATGCTGGGAGCTGCCGCATGGTACACGCTGTACCAGAATCAGGAGCAGGCCAGGGAGTCTGCGCGCCAGTATGCACTGACGATTGATGAAATCGCACATAAAATGCCGTCAATGTCTCTGCCTGAAGCCTCAGATAATGAAGGGCGAACACGGGAGGCGCTGACAGAGCAGAACAGGCTGATTGATGAGCACGCCAGCCGGGTGAAATCCCTGCAGGAAAAAATCGCCGGGTATCAGTATGTGCTGGCTAATCCGGGCTGGACGACCGGTAACGGCTTCATGATAAACCATCTGACCTCGGTGAAAACTGTAACGGAAGGGCTTGCTCAGGCAACAGAGCAGCTTGCTGTTGAGCAGTCCCGTCTGGCACAGATGCAGGAAAAGGCGCAGTCCATTCAGGATGTGCTTGCCGGACTGGAAGATCGCCGTGTGGCGTTAATTCGTCAGCAGGCGGCAGAGCAGAATAAAGCGTATCAGTCACTGCTGGTCATGAACGGCCAGCATACGGAGTTCAACCGCCTGCTGGGGCTGGGTAATGAACTGCTGGAGCAGCGTCAGGGACTGGTGAGTGTACCGCTGCGACTGCCACAGGCTACTCTGGATAATAAACAGCAGAGCGCCCTGAATAACACGGAGCGTCAACTGGCCCTGTCACGACTGAAAGGGGAAGAAAAAGAGCGCGCCCGGCTGGGATATGCGACGGATGACCTTGGTTTTGTGGGGGATTCATATCAGGAGGCACGACAGCGTTACATCAGTAATGCCCTGGAAGCCTGGCGTAATAACGAGGCGAATAAACCCAAATCCCGGGGCAGAAAATCAGAGACGGAAAAAGCAGAAGACAGTTTTTCCCGGCTGCTGAAGCAGCAGAAAGAGCAACTGGCACTGGCGGGTCAGAATACAGAGCTGGCGAAGCTGAAATACCAGACAGCGCAGGGCGAACTGAAAACCCTGACGGAGATACAGAAGCAGGAACTGCTGCGCAATGCTGCCCTGATTGACCAGCAAAAAATCCGGGAACAGTTGCAGTCCCGGGAGGAGACACTGAAGAATGAGAATGCGGCTGCGCGTGCGTCAAATGACGCTGAACTGCTGGGATACGGGCAGGGGGAACGAGCCAGGGAACGCATGCGGGAGTTGCAGCAGATCCGCGACAGTTTCCGCCAGAAGGATGCGGACCTTCAGTCTCAGTATCAGACCGGGGATATCAGTGAGAATTTTTACAGACAGGCACTGGCACAGAATGCGCAGTATCTGAGCGAACGCCTGAAAGACCAGGAAGCCTTTTATGCCCGGTCGGATGAACAACGTGCGGACTGGCAGAAAGGGCTGCAGGAGGGGCTCAGTAACTGGGTGGACAGTGCATCCGATTACGCCTCTCAGGCAGCACAGCTGGCAACGGAGGGGATTTCAGGACTGGTGAATAACATCACGGAGATGCTGAACGGAAACAAAGTGGAATGGCGCAACTGGGCCTCATCCGTACTGCAGGAAATATCAAAAGTTCTTATGAATGCGGCCATTGTCAACGGCATTAAGATGGCGGCAAACAGCATGTCCGGTGCAGGGGGAATAACGGGCAGTATCGGCAGCTGGCTGAGCGGCGCGATGGCGAATGCAAAAGGCGGTGTGTATACCTCGGCAAACCTGAGTGCGTACAGCAACAGCATTGTGGATACGCCCACGTACTTTGCCTTTGCAAAAGGGGCCGGGCTGATGGGGGAAGCCGGACCTGAAGCCATAATGCCCCTGACCCGGGCGGCGGATGGCTCGCTGGGCGTACGTGCCGTGGGCAGGATGAACGGGAGTGCGGGTCTGGTGTATTCCCCGGTCTACCACATCGCCATTCAGAATGACGGGGCCAACGGTCAGATAGGGCCGGAGGCGGCAGGCAGCCTTGTTCAGCTGATTGACCAGCGGGTGCAGGCGGTGATGCTGTCCATGCGACGAGACGGAGGAATGCTGAGTGGCTGAGATAAAAACGCTGCATCTGGTCCCGCGTGAAGGGATGCAGGTGAGTGAGAAACCGTCGGTGGTGAGGGTCCGGTTTGGTGACGGTTATGAACAGCGCCGACCGACGGGACTTAATGCCAGACTGAAGACATTTCAGGCAGTGTTCCGGGTGACGGATGAGGCGACCCGGCGCTGGCTGGATGAATTTTTATCGTGGCATGGTGGTTACCGTGCCTTTTTGTGGCGACCGCCGAAACATAACCGGACGGTCAGGGTGGTGTGCCGGGAGTGGAGTATTACGGATAACGCCAGGTACAGCGATTTCAGTTGTATGATGGAACAGGTAATAAGATAAGTTTTTGAGAAAAAACCTAAAAGCATCGTTTATTAATTTGCTTGCTTGTTATTTTTGTTTTGTCTTGACATAAAGTGCTATCAAAGTTGTTTTTTTACATTTTGAAACAAAATAAAAATTGAACCCGTAATTTAATTTACAATATTTTGAGTTTTGTTCATGACATCTCTATGCATGAATAGTTCAGTTTAAATAAGGATTAAATCATGAAAAAAATGACAGTGGCACTTTCAGCTGTGGCAGCAGCTGTAATTTTTGCAGCGGGGGCGCAGGCTGCAGAAGTATACAATAAAGATGGCAATAAACTTGATGTGTATGGGCGTGCAACTGCACTCCATTATTTCTCCAGTGATAAGGGGGATGATGGAGATAAGACATACGCACGTCTGGGCTTTAAAGGTGAAACTCAGATTAATGACCAGTTGACTGGTTTTGGTCAGTGGGAATATCAGTTCTCTGGTAATAAAGCTGAATCAGAGGGTGCTGCGGGTAATAAAACCCGTCTTGCATTTGCAGGTCTGAAGTTTGGTGAGTTTGGCACCATTGATTATGGTCGTAACTATGGTATTGCGTACGATGTTGGTTCTTATACTGACGTATTACCAGAGTTTGGCGGTGATGGCTGGACCCAGACCGATAACTTCATGACAGCCCGTACTTCCGGGGTATTAACCTATCGTAATACAGATTTCTTTGGGCTTGTCGATGGCCTGAATTTTGCGGCACAGTACCAGGGTAAAAATGATCGGGGTGATCTCCGGAAAGCTAATGGTGATGGTCACGGTTTCTCAGCCAGTTATGAATATGAAGGTTTTGGTATCGTTGCCGCATATATTAATGCGGACCGAACCAATAATCAGGAAAAAGGTCTGAATGGTACTCTGACGATTGAACAAACTGATCCTTTAACCGGTAAAGTGACTGAAAAGCAGATCGTTGTTGATTCCGGTAGTGTTGCAAAAGGTAAACACGCTGAGATGTGGGGAGTCGGACTAAAATACGATGCTGACAACCTTTACCTGGCTACAACATATTCCGAAACTCAGAATCTGACGACCTTTGGTGATAAAGGAGTTGCAGATAAAGCGCAAAACTTTGAAGCGGTACTGCAGTATCAGTTTGATTTCGGTCTGCGTCCATCTCTGGCATTCCTGCAGTCTCGTGCTCAGGATGTCATTGTAGGTGGTAAAAACTATGGTGACCAGGATTTGGTTAAGTATGTTGACGTAGGTGCGAAATATTACTTCAATAAAAATATGTCCACCTATGTTGATTATAAAATCAATCTGGTTGATGAGAATAAGTTTACCAGGGATGCGGGCATTGCAACGGATGATATCGTTGCTGTTGGTATGACTTATCAGTTCTGATGATTACTGGTAAATAAATACAGGCCATCTGCCCTCACAGATGGCCTGTATCAGTGGAAGTTATATTTCCACTGGTCACTGCGATCAGCTATTAGCTGATTTAATTTTCATTTTATTACCTTCATCGTTTTTGATTTTTTAATTGAACTATTTTATCAGGGGCGCATTGCGCCCCTTTTTTTATGGGTGGATGTTTATGCAGGAGATCAACGAAGAAAGCCTGAATGAGTCGGTTAAATCAGAGCAGTCACCGCGGGTGGTACTCTGGGAAATCGACCTGACGGTACAGGGCGGTGAGCGGTATTTTTTCTGTAATGAGCTGAATGAAAAAGGGGAGCCGGTCACCTGGCAGGGGCGGAAGTATGAGGCGTACCCGATTGACGGCAGCGGCTTTGAGATGAACGGGAAAGGGAGCAGTGCCCGCCCGTCACTGACGGTGTCGAATCTGTTCGGGCTGGTCACCGGGATGGCGGAGGATTTGCAGAGCCTGGTGGGGGCCACGGTGGTTCGTCGCCGGGTGTATGCGCGTTTTCTGGATGCGGTGAATTTTGTGGCAGGCAATCCGGAGGCTGACCCGGAGCAGGAGCTGACGGACCGCTGGGTGGTGGAGCAGATGTCGCAGCTCACAGCCATGACGGCCTCGTTTGTGCTGGCCACACCGACCGAGACGGACGGGGCGCTGTTTCCCGGTCGCATTATGCTGGCGAATACCTGTATGTGGACTTACCGCTCTGATGAGTGTGGTTACACGGGCGGGGCTGTGGCGGATGAGTTCGATAAACCCACCACCGATATCCGTAAGGACAGATGCAGCAAGTGCATGCGCGGGTGTGAACTGCGCAGGAATGTCGGCAATTTTGGCGGTTTCCTTTCCATTAATAAACTTTCGCAGTAATGGATTATGCCCACCGTCAGGTGGTTTTTTTATAAGGAGCAATCATGATTTACCCATCAAACAACCCACCAGTTTGCCTGATTGGATACCAGCCTTGCAGTTTTTATGGAATTAATTATGCCATGCTCAAGAGCCTTGTTAGCATCCAAAATGGTCGAGTCTGCTATCAGGGATGCCCACCTAATATGGGTTCCGATGTCGATATTGAACGTCTCAACGAAGCGATCAAGATCGTTATCGAGGCATTTCCCGTACTCTCTCAATCTGGCATGGTCGGCGGCTGGGGTGGCAAAGACCCATAATAGAGGATGTAACAGGAATCTTGATAATGGGTTTGCGAAACGTTCTGAGCCAGCCAGGAAAACGATATTAGCTATGGATTCAACATTGCTTATGTTGTGAGTTCTAACGGTAACAGGGAGTGACTTAAGAAAGTTATACGCAGTAAAGCCAGCGGCAGTTTCCCCTCCCTGACTTGATATATGGATATTTAATTCAGTTGCGCCTTGAGATAATGCGGTGAGACAGTGGTTCTGAAGTTGCCCAACAGTGGCAGTGTTAACGGGGCATAAGAAATGAATTGTGTGCAGCATTATTTTTCATCCTTACCATACATGGTCTTTAGCGTCTCAAGCAGCGCCTCTTTGAATTTGTCAGCTTCTTGGTTAGCGAATCCTTCAAGTGAGCGAGGGCCATCAAGATTATCAACATGTTTTTGAAGGATAAGCACAATCTCTGAGTTCATTGATCTGCCGTTTTTATCCGCTTCCTGCTGAATGCGTTTCTTTAAATAGTCTGGAATCCTAATTCCCAAGGGACTGATATCTCTTGCACCTTTCATTTTTCCTCCTGCACGCTGTAGCATTGCTACACAGTGTAGGCAAAAAAACTTTGACTTTAAATAAGCACGGTGTAGTATTTAGTTATCACGGTGTAGCAATTGGGAAAGAAATGAAAGTTAGAGATATCGCTCCATTAGGGATTCGTATCCCGCCAGAGATTAAAGAAAAATTGAAGGAAAAGGCTAAGGAGGAGGGCAGGTCTTTAAATTCAGAAATAGTGCAGCGTCTTATTCGCAGCCTAAAAAGTTGAAGCCCCAACTGCTGTAACAGTCAGGGCTTCGGTATCAACAAATCGGATTAGGAAATATTGACATGAAAAGTATAGCAAAGGCACAAAACGATTTCACCATCTTCAAATTCGGCGACAGTGAAATCCGCGTCATCAACAAGTGCGGTGAGCCGTGGTTTGTAGCAAAAGATGTTTGTGATGCTTTAAATCTGACTAACTCACGCAAGGCGCTTACTGCACTTGATGACGATGAAAAGGGAGTAACTTTAAGTTACACCCTTGGTGGTGAGCAGAATTTAAGCATTGTGAGCGAATCAGGTATGTATACATTGGTTCTGCGTTGCCGCGATGCCGTCAATAAAGGTTCAGTCCCGCACAAATTCCGCAAATGGGTGACAGCTGAAGTTTTGCCATCCATTCGTAAAACGGGGTCTTACGGAAATACACTGAAAGCTAAAAAGGCGTTGCCGGGGAAAATCACTACTGAACAGCAGGAAGCCATTAAACAACTCGTCATGAGTCGCGGTCAGTCTCTGCCAAAGGAAAAACAGGCGAAGGCGATGATCACCATGTGGTCGTCACTGAAATCACATTTTGGATGTTCGTACAAAGAAATCAGCGAGGAGCAGTTTACCGAAGCTCTGTCACTTGCTGCTCGCGTTCCGCTTGAAGGAGAGTTAATCGGCAAACAAGAGAAGAGCACCAACGAGCTTTCCGCAAAAGAAGCAAACAGCCTTGTATGGCTATGGGATTATGCTAACCGCTCACAGGCATTGTTCCGTGAGTTGTATCCCGCATTAAAACTGATTCAGTCTGGCTATTCCGGCATATGCCACGACTACGGCTATGAGTTCTCGTATACCATCGGGAGGGCGAGGGGCGTTTTAATTAATCACACGCGGGATATAGATATTTATGAGCCTGACGGGCCGACGAACCTTCTGGCGTGGGAAAGGCTTAAGAACAAAGAGTTGCCGCCTTCACTGCATCGCTACTGACAATTGACAACTTAACAAACCCAGCTTCGGCTGGGTTTTTTATCAGGAGTTCTCATGCTCTATAGCAATATATTGGCGCATGCCCGGCGGTGTGCGCCTGCGGAGTCGTGCGGCTTCGTGATAACCACGACGGAGGGCGAGCGGTACCTGCCCTGTGTGAATATCTCCGCAGCGCCGGAGGCGTATTTTCGTATTGCCCCGGAAGACTGGCTGCGGGCGGAGATGCAGGGTGAGATTGTGGCGCTGGTCCACAGTCATCCCGGTGGTCTGCCCTGGCTGAGTGAGGCAGACCGGCGACTGCAGATAAAAAGTGCCCTGCCCTGGTGGCTGGTCTGCCGGGGTGACATTCACAAATTCCGCTGCGTTCCGCACCTGACCGGACGGCGCTTTGCGCACGGGGTGACGGACTGTTACACGCTGTTCCGGGATGCATACCATCTGGCAGGCATTGATATGCCGGATTTTCACCGTGAGGATGACTGGTGGTGCAACGGTCAGAACCTTTACCTGGACAATATGGAGGCAACGGGCTTTTACCGGGTGCCCCTGTCCTCTGCACTGCCGGGCGATATCCTGCTGTGCTGCTTCGGCGCATCGGTGGCTAATCATGCCGCCATTTACTGCGGCAACGGTGAACTGCTTCACCATCTGCCTGAACAACTGAGTAAACGGGAGAGGTATTCCGAAAAATGGCAACGACGAACGCATTCTGTCTGGCGTCACCGCCACTGGCACACATCTGCCTTCACGGGGATTTACAACGATTTGGCCGCCGCTTCAGCCTGTATGTGAACACGGCGGCGGAAGCCATCCGCGCCCTGTCGCAGCAGGTGCCGGGATTCCGCCGTCAGATGAACGAAGGCTGGTACCAGATACGCATTGCCGGTGAGGATACGGCACCGGAGGCGGTGTATGCCCGCCTTCACGAACCACTGGGTGAGGGAACGGTTATCCATATTGTGCCGCGACTGGCCGGAGCCGGAAAGGGCGGACTACAGATTGTGCTGGGGGCAGCTGCCATTGTGGGGTCTTTCTTCACGGCCGGGGCATCAATGGCGTTATGGGGTTCAGCCCTGGCAGCCGGTGGTTTTTCTGCCACCACGATGCTGTTTTCACTGGGTGCCAGCATGATTCTGGGTGGTGTGGCGCAGATGCTTGCCCCGAAGGCAAAGACACCGGATTACCGGGCAACGGATAACGGTAAACAGAACACGTATTTTTCCTCACTGGATAACATGATTGCCCAGGGCAACCCGATGCCGGTGCCTTACGGGGAAATGCTGGTTGGTTCACGACGTATCTCTCAGGACATCAGCACCCGTGATGAAGGCGGGGGCGGAAAGGTGGTGGTTATTGGTCGACAGGGATAAAACATAAAAAAATCCCGCAGTGATCGCGGAGCTGCGGGGACAGACAAATGAAGATTAATGTTAAGGAGTTGTTTTTGTTACTCGGGCAAAAAAAACTAACGCAGCGAAATTATAAGCGCCACAGTCAGTGTGTGAAAATGTGAAGATATTCAGAAATTTTATTCCGTCATGACGCAGGCACCCGGTGAGGTGCCTGTTGTTTTTGTGAGTGAACAATTATCACGGTAAGAGGTGATGTAATGGGCAAAGGTGGCGGCAGGGCGCACACACCGCGTGAGGCGAAAGACAACCTCAAATCCACGCAGATGATGAGCGTGATTGATGCGATTGGTGAGGGACCCATTGAAGGTCCGGTGAAAGGCCTGCAGAGTATTCTGGTGAACAAAACCCCGCTGACGGACACGGACGGTAATCCCGTGATACACGGTGTGACCGCGGTCTGGCGCGCCGGGGAGCAGGAGCAGACACCACCGGAAGGCTTTGAGTCCTCCGGCTCTGAAACTGTACTGGGTGTGGAAGTGACCAGGGCAAAACCGGTGACACGCACCATTACGTCAGCGAACATTGACCGCCTGCGGGTGACCTTCGGGGTGCAGTCACTGGTGGAGACCACGTCAAAGGGTGACCGTAATCCGTCCTCTGTCCGTCTGCTGATTCAGTTACTGCGTAACGGTAACTGGGTGACGGAAAAGGATGTCACCATTAACGGCAAGACCACCTCACAGTTCCTTGCGTCGGTGATTCTGGATAATCTGCCTCCCCGCCCCTTTAACATCCGGATGGTCAGGGAGACGGCGGACAGCACCACGGACCAGCTGCAGAATAAGACGCTCTGGTCGTCATACACCGAAATCATCGATGTGAAACAGTGCTACCCGAACACGGCCATTGTGGGGCTGCAGGTGGATGCGGAGCAGTTCGGCGGCCAGCAGATGACGGTGAACTACCATATCCGCGGTCGCATCATCCAGGTGCCGTCAAACTATGACCCGGAAAAACGCACGTACAGTGGTATCTGGGACGGCAGTCTGAAACCGGCATACAGCAACAACCCGGCCTGGTGCCTGTGGGACATGCTGACTCACCCGCGCTACGGGATGGGAAAACGCCTGGGGGCGGCGGATGTGGACAAGTGGGCGCTGTATGCCATCGGGCAGTACTGCGACCAGACGGTCCCGGATGGATTCGGGGGCACAGAGCCGCGGATGACCTTTAATGCGTACCTGGCACAACAGCGTAAGGCGTGGGACGTTCTCAGTGATTTCTGCTCGGCGATGCGCTGTATGCCGGTATGGAACGGCCAGACGCTGACGTTCGTTCAGGACCGCCCGTCGGATGTGGTGTGGCCGTACACCAACAGCGATGTGGTGGTGGATGATAACGGCGTGGGGTTCCGCTACAGCTTCAGTGCCCTGAAGGACCGGCACACGGCGGTGGAGGTGAATTACACCGACCCGCAGAACGGCTGGCAGACCTCCACGGAACTGGTGGAAGACCCGGAAGCCATACTGCGCTACGGACGCAACCTGCTGAAGATGGACGCGTTCGGCTGTACCAGCCGCGGTCAGGCCCACCGTGCCGGGCTGTGGGTGATAAAGACCGAACTGCTGGAAACGCAGACGGTGGATTTCACACTCGGGTCTCAGGGGCTGCGGCACACACCCGGTGACATTATTGAAATCTGTGATAACGACTATGCCGGGACCCTGACCGGCGGACGTGTCCTGTCCATCGATGCTGCCACCCGCACCCTGACGCTGGACCGTGAAGTGACACTTCCGGGGACAGGTGCATCGACGGTGAACCTGATTAACGGCAGCGGTAAGCCGGTGAGTGTGGACATCACCGCACACCCCGCGCCGGACCGGATACAGGTCAGTACCCTGCCTGATGGTGTGGAGACATACGGGGTGTGGGGACTCTCCCTGCCGTCACTGCGCCGTCGCCTGTTCCGCTGTGTGGCCATCCGGGAAAACACGGACGGCACCTTTGCCATCACGGCGGTGCAGCACGTACCGGAAAAAGAAGCCATTGTGGATAACGGAGCCCGCTTTGAGCCGCAGTCAGGCACCCTGAACAGCGTTATCCCACCGGCAGTGCAGCACCTGACGGTGGAGGTGAGCGCAGCTGACGGCCAGTATCTGGCGCTGGCGAAATGGGACACGCCGCGGGTGGTGAAGGGCGTGCGCTTCAGTCTGCGCCTGACCAGTGGAAGCGGTGAGAACAGCCGCCTGCTGACCACCGCCATCACTGCCGATACGGAGCACCGTTTCAGTGGCCTGCCTCTCGGGGAATACACCCTGACGGTCAGGGCGATTAACAGCTATGGCCAGCAGGGCGAACCCGCCACCACCACGTTCCGGATTAACGCACCGGCAGCGCCTGCCGGTGTTGAACTGACGCCGGGGTATTTTCAGATAACGGCAGTCCCGAAACTGACCATTTATGACCCGACGGTGCAGTTTGAGTTCTGGTTTTCGGAGGCAAAAATTGCAGACGCCGCACAGGTGGAAACCTCTGCCCGTTATCTGGGGACCGGCAGTCAGTGGAGTGTCTCCGGTCCGCACATTAAGCCCGGAAAGGATTTCTGGTTTTATGTGCGCAGCGTCAACCTGGTGGGTAAATCTGCTTTTGTGGAAGCCAGTGGACGGGCGAGCAATGATGCTGCGGGCTATCTGGAACTTTTCCGGGAAAAGATAGGAAAAACGCATCTGGCAGAGGCGCTGTGGGCAGAGATTGACAACAGTCAGCTGAAGGACGAGATGGCGGAAATGCAGACCACCATCACCGAAACCCGCAATGAAATCACGCAGACGGTCAGTAAAACGCTGGAGGACCAGAACGCCACCATACAGCAAATCCAGCGTGTGCAGACGGACACAAATAATGACCTGAACAGCATGTGGGCGGTGAAGCTACAGCAGATGCAGGATGGTCGTCGCTATATTGCCGGTATCGGTGCCGGTATTGAGAACACCCCTGACGGGATGCAGAGCCAGATACTGCTGGCAGCGGACCGTGTGGCATTCATTAATCCGGAGAATGGTGATACCACACCCGCACTGGTCACGCAGGGGGGACAGACGTTTATCAATGAGGCCCTGATAAAGGTTCTTACCGCCCCCACCATTACCAGCGGCGGCAATCCCCCGGCATTCTCCCTGACGCCGGACGGCAGGCTGACGGCCCGTAATGCCGATATCAGCGGGAATATCAGTGCCAGTTCCGGTACGCTGAATAACGTGACGATTGCGGAAGACTGCACCATTAATGGAACGATGAGCGCTGACCGAATCATTGGTGATATCGTCAAGGGATACACGGTTGATATGGGGCAGGGCGTAATGACTCAGAACCAGCTGACTTTTCAGAAAATGATTTTGCTGAAAGACAACATGCCGTTTGATCGCAAGCTTATGCTTATGGCGTATTCATTTTCCAGAGGTGAATTCATCATGAAGATAAATGACAAAGTTGTCGTTCATGCCAGGTCAGGCAAAGTCAAAACCGGGGAGCGGGAGGTCCAGATTTCCAAAAACGCCAGCAGATATGAGCCGGTATATTCTGATGTTGGCGGAAGTGCGTCAGGCTCATGGGGTATTCCTGCCGGACAGGGTGATGCGCGGGTTGAAATTACATTCAGGTATGAAGCAGGTGTGCTTTTTTACAGGGGTGGTTCAATACTTCATGATACGAGTCAAATTCGGATCCCGGACCCGGTTCTGTTTTACCTGAAATCCTATACAGACGATTTTGATACCGCATCGTGACAGGTGGATAGTGAGGTTTCATCCATCTGTTCGTGATTGCCGGAAAACGACAAAAGCCGGACATCGTACATTATCCACGGGTGCCTTTGACTGACGGCACCCTTTAACACCAGCCAGTCACAATTTATACCCCTGATCGCAGACCGGGTAACCGGTACTGCGGTTTTTTTTATGGGAGAAATCTATGACAGTCAGAATATCGGGCGTGCTGAAGGACGGCACCGGGAAGCCGGTGCCGGGATGCACCATAGAGCTGAAAGCGCGACGCACCACAGAGACAGTGATAGTCACCACGGTGGCGCAGGGGCAGCCGGGGGAAACCGGCAGTTACAGTTTTGATGTGGAGCCGGGGTGGTACCGGGTGACGCTGAACACGGAAGGGTACGCCCCGTCGTATGTGGGTGACATTCTGGTGAAGGCGGATTCTGAGCCGGGAACGCTGAATAAATTTCTGATGGAACAGGATGAGGCGCAGTATTACCCGAAAGCGCTTGCAGAGCTGGAAGCGGTGGCAGCGGAAATCCTGAAGCGTGCTGAAGCGTCGGCGGCGAGTGCAGAGGAAGCGAAGAAACGGGCAGAGAATGCCCGGGGACCGGCGGGCGAGAAGGGGGACACAGGTCCACAGGGTGCCACAGGGCCACAGGGACCAGCCGGGGCAACGGGGGCGGTCGGACCAAAAGGTGAGCCGGGGCCAAAGGGAGAACGGGGAGAAACAGGTCCACAGGGACCGAAGGGCGATAAAGGTGACCCGGGCGGACCGCCGGGGCCGAAAGGTGACACCGGCCCACGTGGAGAGGCCGGACCACCCGGACCACCCGGACCACAGGGTCCGGCAGGGCAAACCGGCCCGAAAGGGGATAAAGGTGAACCCGGCGCAACAGGTCCTGCGGGTCCCGCAGGCAGTGTCGCCAGTGTTCCGGATGCCAGCACATCACAGAAAGGTGTTGTACAGCTGAGCAGCGATACCAACAGCGATGATGAAACAAAAGCGGCAACCCCAAAGGCTGTGAAAGCGGTAATGGCAGAAGTGCAGGCAGCAAAAACGAAGGCAGAAGAGGCAGCAACCCGGGCAGCAGTCCCCGGACCGAAGGGGGACAGGGGGGAACCTGGCGCACCTGGTGCAGTGGGGCCCGCAGGCCCACGGGGACCGGCTGGTGCAGCTGGTCCCAAAGGTGATGCAGGCCCCGCAGGAAAGGATGGTACCGCCGGAGCGGAAGGTAAGGCAGGTCCGGCAGGGCCACGAGGTGAAAGGGGACCAGCGGGGGCGCAGGGTGTTCCGGGGCCACGGGGCCCTGCCGGAGGGCGAGGGCCGATGGGACCGCCCGGGTTGGATGGTAAAACCGGACCACAGGGACCACAGGGACCACAAGGGCCAACCGGAAGGCTGGTACCCGGGGAAATTTACAGCATCGGAACATACATTATTGCCGCACTAGGCCCGTATATAACCGACATCGGCAGAACCTATCAGCCAGGAGAAACTGTATCGGGTTCACGCCTTAAGCGATGCGCCCTAATCAAAGACGAAAACGGAAACTATATGAAAGCTAACACCGATGGCATTGACGGCAACCTATCCTCAGTTCCGGGGTCATGGATGGTGTGTAATGAAATTACGTCGACAAATGACAATGAAGGCATCGGGCTGTTCCAGCGCGCATACTGACAGACAGGAGATGAACATGAATGTGGAAAAAATAAGCAATCCGCAATGGGCAGATAAAGAGCACACTGCTGTCAATTGCATGGTGAAGTTTGAGCACATTGAGCAGGCGGTTCCTTTCACTGCAACAGCCAGCGATACCGAAGCATACGGGCGGGATATTTATGCCGCTTGTCTGAGAGGAGAGGCCGGTGAAATTGCAGAATATGTACAGCCATCCATCAGCCCGGAAAAAGCCAGAGAACTCAAAACCGCCGGGATCAACGCCTGGCGTAATGCGATGGAAGCGGCGAACTACACGTTTGAGCACAATGGGCGTAAATGGGACTACGGCAAACAGACACAGGCGCGTCTTGAGCCGTCAGTGGCTGCCGCGAAAGCAGGAATACTGCCGGAGGCGTTTTTCTGGACGGATGCGGACAATAATGACGTACCGATGGACGCTGAAACACTGATTGCTCTGAGTGCTGCTGCAGAGCAGGCGATGTTTACCAAAGGTCTGGAAATTCATGTCAGACAGCGCACGATGAAAAAAGAGATTGAAGCGCTGGATGATGCGGAAGCTATACTGGCGTATAAGGTCGGCATGGCTGACAGGTGAAAAAAAGAGGGGCGCTCCAGCCCCTTGCTACAAAGCTATGGCTAAATAAAGAATACTCAGGTCGAGGAAATAATCTGGCAATGATAATTAAAGGAGATGCAACGGCCTCCTGACCCTGTCAGGGATAAAAAAAGTGGGGGAGTGCGCGCTCCCCGAGAGCATGATACTTGTGGTTGATAGTTATTTTTATCCGGCGACAAAGATATTGAGATGAGGGCGCGGATAGTGGTGCTTTTTTATAAGCAACAGAATGGCTGCATAAAAAGAGAGCAAATAAAACAATCATCAAATACAGAATTTTCGTAGGCTGAGGGATTGCTGAAAATAATTTAGTGCGTCCTTCAATGGTCATCAGATTGTGCTGATGTAAACAGTTAAGCACAATTTGATTATTTGACTTTCTTCTTTTTGTGACTAACTTCACAATTAAATATGTAACCGTATACAAATTGTTGATGAATAAAGAGACAGCATAAGTGGCAGGCCAGTCGTAATGCGGATATCCCTTCGCGAACGTGATATCACCGACGTTATAGTAAGGAAATTCCGATAAACTTCATATTAAAATTCGGAATTTCTTCAGGAGTAAGCTCATGAGAGCGGCGAGACATCAGATTTTCTTTATATATCCGATGTTGAACTGTTTTATTTGTATACAAATAATTTTATAGGGTATACCACATGAGCAAGAAATTTACAAAGGCTGTTTTGTCTGCGGCAATGGCAGGTGTTTTGTTTGGGGTTAGCTTTGATATTATGGCTGGTGATAACGTCGTCGAGGATAGTTATTCTGCCTTAAATGGTAACGGTGGCTATGGGGGGGTTTTTAAAATATTTTATAATAAAAATAATAATACGGCGCATATTGACTGGGGTAAGTCAGGTTATGTGGAAAAAGAGCGAAATAAGCCGATTCCACTTCTCAGTAAAATAGATGGTAATGGTAATGTTACAATTACCTCCGCAGACGGTTCAACAACATTTACTGTTTATGATAAAGAAGTTCATGATTTCATGAAGGCTGCGGCATCAAATACTGTTGGCAGCAGTAACGGCGCCCCCCTGACAGAACAGAATATCCGTGACCTGTACAACCGCGTTTCAGCAATCCAGCAGATGAAAACCAACGTCGGCCTGGATGAGAATGGAAATGTGGCAGCAGATTCGAGTGAAATAAAAGAATACATGCCTTTACAGCACTATCTGGCATGGGAGGCCGCCAACTCCACCATTGTTGCGAATGAGCTTGAAGCTCAGAAAGGCAAGCTTGATGCTCAGAAAGGCGAGCTTGAAGCGCAGAAGCAAAATCTTGGTAAACTGACCACGCGTACCGACAAGATTGATGCTGCGGCTGCTGCAACAGCTGCAAAAGTCGAATCCCGCACACTGGTTGGTGTGAGTTCTGATGGCACCCTGACCCGTGCAGAAGGTGCAAAGAACACCATTTCTGTTAACGATGGTCTGGTGGCCCTGTCTGGTCGTACTGACCGTATTGATGCAGCAGTTGGTGCCATTGATGGCCGTGTCACCCGTAACACGCAATCCATTGAGAAAAACAGCAAGGCGATTGCAGCCAATACCCGTACGCTGCAGCAACATTCAGCACGTCTGGACAGCCAGCAGCGCCAGATTAATGAAAACCATAAGGAAATGAAACGAGCAGCAGCACAGTCTGCGGCCCTGACAGGTCTGTTCCAGCCGTACAGTGTGGGTAAATTCAACGCCACGGCAGCGGTTGGTGGTTACAGCGACCAGCAGGCACTGGCGGTGGGTGTGGGTTACCGCTTCAACGAGCAGACCGCAGCGAAAGCAGGCGTGGCATTCAGTGATGGCGATGCCTCCTGGAACGTTGGTGTGAACTTCGAGTTTTAATTGCTGAAGGTGACATGAAGTATGACGGCAGGCGCAGGACTCTGGTCTGCCGTTTTTCATGGGGCATAAAAACAGGAAGGTGCTGCGATGAAGGTAATTCTGGCCACAAGGAACCGCTACCTGGAATATGGACTGCAACAGTTGCTGAAGGAACACAGTGTGATACTGGCGAGGGAGTTTTTCCTGCCGGAGAACCGCCGTTATATCCCGGACTTTGACGAATCCTGGCTGATAATCAGTGATGGCCTGCTGGGCAGGCTGATGCGGTGTATGTTCCAGGGGCGTCATTTTCTGCAACTGGATGCGGAGTTGCTTCGTGATGGTGAGCAGATAAGTGATGCCATACACAACGGCGTCTGGACGTATAACAGTGCTGCCCGCCCGCTGACGATGTCAGAGATGGTGGTGATGTTCGGTTATGTCTACCGCCAGTCGAGACCCTGTCGCCTTGCCAGTGAAATGGGTATTAACACAAAGACGGTGAATACCTTTCTGTATACGGGAATGGCGAAAAACGGGCTGTATGGTGTGAGTGTCAGACGGCTTGTTGGTGCCTGATGGCGGTCCTGCCGGATGCGCGGCATCTTCTGATGATTCAGAAGGTGCAGATGATGAACAAAGACAGAGACCGGAGATACGGGAGAAAGCGTTACACCACAGGCGCAATGTGTTTCATGTTGTTTGTGTGGCTGGGTGGGGTGGTGGCTCTTTTTACCGCGGCAGCTGTGTTGCTTCAGTAATCTGGCGGCAGTATTCGTCAGATTCGTTAACAGATATCCGGGCAGGCGTCACTGTTGACTGCTGTCCGGGAAAAGACAGGGAAACCGGGGA